GTTAGGCCATTAATTTTTCTATGATTAGGCACGGCATTTGTTCTGGATATTGTACAGTTACCACCTAGTGTATCGACTAAGTCGATCATAAACTTGTCACTGCGACAAAGATGTCCGGCTGTAGCCCATTTTGGATCTGGATCTGCTCCATTGTCTTCAACTCCGTCGGCCCAAACATACTCTAAAGCAAATGTTCCTGTGGGTGCTAAACTACGAATTGCATGTTTGAGTTCGTTGACTAATGATTCGGTAACAACATGCTGAACAACATTATGGCAAATGATCAAATCAAAGTAATTGGTGGGCAAAGATTCAACATTGTCGATATGATACACTGACTCACATATAGGACGAACACGATCTAGAGCAGAGTCGCTGATATCCAGCACACTGATCTTGGCTATTTCTGCAAAGCCCGTGGTCACATAACCTAGTACGCATCCAATCTCTAACACACGCATGCCTGGCACAATTAAATCTTTTACATTTAAAAAATCCACAGTGGCATCAAATCCACAACCTGATAGTGTACGCTGGTTGTCTTGATCGTGCTGTTGGTTCCAAAATTCTCGATTATGATCCATTTACATCTTTCCCATTATGATATTCACAACTACGTCACTGACATTGGCCCTGGTATACTCTTCGGGCACAGTCCATGAGCCCAGTGTCAGTGCCTGCTGGTAACCTGCTACAATATCCGCAGTCTCGAGTCCGGTCACAATGTTTGATCCGCACATGACAGTTTCTGGTCGTTCTGTGGTTGCTCGTATAGTTATCGTGGGTCGTTGAAACAAGCACATTTCTTCTTGTACTGTGCCTGAGTCACTGATGGCTAATCTACTGTTACGTTCCAAATTGACCCAGTCAAAAAAGCCCATAGGCTTGGATACAATGATGCGGCTGTTTAATTGTTTGGTCATGCGTTGTTCGGTCTTAGGATGACAACTAAACACAATAGGCAAGTCTTGACTGATGGTTTCAAATGCTTCTAGTATATTTGCCAAGCGAACAGGATCGTTTACATTCTCAGCTCGGTGTGCAGTGGCCACAATGTATTGATACGGAACCAGACCTAACTGTTTAAGAATTGTGCTGTACTGTATAGCTCCACTGTAGTAATCCAATACTTCTCGGATGGGATTACCTGTGACAAAAATTTTGTTGTTTGGTAGGCCTTCGCGTAGCAAGTTTTCTCTGCTGAATCCAGTGTACGGCAAGTTGACGCTGGCTACATGATCAATGATTCTACGATTTTTTTCTTCCGGCACTGAAAGATCGTAACAACGATTGCCAGCTTCCATGTGATATACCGGAATGGCCATGCGTTCACACACAACAGCTGCCAGGCCTGAATTGGTATCGCCTAATACAAGCACAGCATCAGGTTGAAATTCCTGGCAATACTTTTCCACACCTACGAATGTTGCTGCCAGTTGTTGGCCAATGGTTCCGCGGCTCTCTAACACCACATCTGGCCTACGTAATTCTAATTCTTCAAAAAAGATGTCGTTAAGTGTAGGATCATAGTTTTGTCCTGTGTGTAACACACGATGATCTGCAGCCAGATCTAATTTGGGAATTACACGGCTGAGTCTGATAATTTCAGGTCTGGTACCCAGTATGGTCAATACTTTACGCTTCATAGTAGCCTATGTAGTAATTGTCAAATCCTCGAACCTGGACACGGGTGAATCCTACAAAATCTTCTGGCCGCCACAGACTCTTGTGTAGATCGTACTCGTTGCCGTGACACCATAGTTCTGGATTGTCCACATTCTCGTGATTCTCTGTCCAAATTTCTTCCATTGGTGTTAGTAGAAATATTCGTTGATTGGTTATTTGTTTGACCTGTTCGATCAAGCTCAATCCAGCTGATTTATCCAGGTGCTCGATAAAGTCCAACATGAGTACATAGTCCCAGCGGTCTGTAGTAATGTCCGTGAGTGGAGTGGTTTCCAAGTCAGCCACAACGTCTGGCTCAACCCAAGCCCACGCATCAACTGTTAGCATACGACTGCATTGTTCACGCAAAGGATTGCTGTACATTTTTGGACCGCACCCCAAGTCCAATAGGCTTGATCCTGTGGCCACCTCGGCTTGTAAGTATGCAACCAAATCATCGTTGCTGAAAGCTCTTTTTCCTTTTACTTTGTGTTTCATAATTGTTCCTGTATTGCCCGAGCTAAAAAATGATTGTAATCAGTTATCGTTTCTGGCTGTAAATTGTTTTCAAAATCTTGAGACCTAGGATGACCACCAAACCAGTGATATCCTATAACCTGTGGGCTGTTAAACTTCTTGGATAATGCAGGGTCAACTGGTTGATAAAAATGATCAATAGTCTTGCTGGTGATTGCATACACACTTTTCTTGTTTAAAAATATAAATTGATTATCTGGAAACTGACCACTAAAACTTTCAAAACTTGCAAAGTGATTGTTGATCAAATCACTGCCCATGCATTGATACACATCTTTATTGTAGTTCTTTTGCGCCAGTTGACCGATGTAAGCGTAAAAGTCATTGTTTTTAGAACCAAGCATGAAACCAACTGTGTGCTTGTGCGGCGGTTTTAGTGGACATAGTGCCACATTGATATTGGAATGCTGTGTTGTATTTTCTGCCAGGCACTCCATGGGTTTTACATAAAAAATATCTATGTCTGACCATAGTCCACCTTCCGTGGCCAGCAATCTCCATCTCAGAAAATCTGATTTGTGTACTTCGTGTGCTTGATTGCTAAATCCGTACACGTTGAACTCGTGGGTAACAATAGTTACATCAAGCTCTCCAAGCTGACTACGGTAATCTTGTTTGATATCATTTGTCCACGACTCTGGTGCTACACTATTAACCAATGGAACATGAACTTTTACCTGCCAGTTGGGATTTTGTTTTTTAAAACTTTCAACGGATAAAAATCTCAAGTATGAGAGCGGCCCACCACCCCAATAGAAGTGTGCCACTTGCGGTATCTGTGTTAGATGCCACATATGTTATTACCGTTGTTGTTGGCTCTCACTTGCAAATTGTCTTTGATACTGGCCCATAGTTCTCGGTTGTTTACTGTAACCGGCGGGTTGTGTGGGTTGTCGTAGGTTTTTCTATGATACTGATGCACCACCCACGGATCCTCTACAAATTTTAGTTCCAAGCCCAAGGCCTTGACACGATAGATTAACTCTACATCGTCCATGTCCTGCCCCTTTGCAAATCTCTCATCAAAACCATTTAGCTTCACTAGATTTTCACGAGTAATTGCTGTAGTAAAGTGATAAGCATATGGTCGCTCAACCACATGATTATACCAGCGAGATTTTTTGTCAGTAAACATGGGCAATGGTTCGCCTGACTGCATTACTCTGGTTTCAGCTTTGGTGGCCGCATAACAATGAAAAGTAAGATAATTTTCGTTGGTTAAATTTTCTCTCGTGTATTGCAGTACATCACCCATGTGACAACATTCTGGATTTTGAATAATAATCGTATCACCACGGGTAGCTCTGAATGCAGTATTGTAAGGCACGCAGGGATTGCAGTAATCTTTTTGATCACGAGTGTCACTCATACGTATCACTTGTATATCTAAGTGTGGAAATTCAGACTTTATGGTATGTAACTGTTCGCCTGGATCACAAAAGTCTTCAGCAATGACAATTTCTAAATCTTTAACTTGGCTACGTCCAATGGTTTTAAGAGTATATCTCAATTGGTCAAGCCGATTAAAGTAACTCATTACAATTGATATCATAGATACTTTCTTTGTTCGTTTTTAAATAGTTCTAATTCTTTGCGTGGGCCTTTGGCTGACCATATGGCACTTTCGTCACGCATGGCCCAGTCAATATAACTCATAGGCAACAATCCTTTGCGGTACTGTGGCACCAACTGATCCAATATGACCTGATCTAAGAACCAATATAAATCATCCTGGGTTATACTGGCTCGCAACTGTTGAGCATATTTCTGTAAAAACTCATGAGATCCGGCTGTTCCGTTAAACAGTATCGCTCCAGCAAGGTGTGTGCCATCCTTGGGTTTCTCATACAGATAAAAATCTTCTGATCCTAACTGCTCAGTAAACGACCTGCGTACCAGCCCATCTACATCTATGCTCAAACAACGTTGCCCGGGACGAAGTAATTCTGCCAGTCTAGTAAATCTACCGCAGGCATAGTAGGTCTGTCGGATCAAGGTCAACAGTTGTTCACGGCCTAATTTTTGTCCTTTTTTATGCATCTGACGTTGGCGATCATTTGAGAATGTGGATCTTGCTAACCAATAATCGGCGGCCTGTTGAAATTCTGCATCATCTAATGTTTCGTGGGTGCAAGTAACACCGGGACGAGTACGACAAAACTCAATCTGATCTGGGGTAGGATCATAGATGTGTATGTGTACACCGTACTCGGGAGTATTGGCCATAATACTGTTGATCAATGGCCGTGCGTGTAGGTCAAAGTACACAGTATCTGCAGCGGCATATAAAAAGAACTTTGGTTGGTCTAGATTTCCTAGTAGTGGTGATAGCTTCATGGTTAAATATTTAACCTTATGCGTGTGACCTACTTCCCAAATCAATGTGCTCAAAACAGTGCTCCTGTCATGCAGGCCATGCTGGATAGCCTACGTAGCGCCGGTCACACGGTTGAACCGGACAGTATGGAAGCTGATGCAGCGATTATTTGGTCAGCATTATGGGCAGGCCGTATGTCGCCGAACTACGAAGTTTGGGCAAAGTATCGAGAGACTGACCGTCCAGTTATAATAGTTGATATTGGCGCACTGTATCGAGGCGAAACCTGGAAGATTGCAGTCAACTCTATCACAGCCAATGGCTACTACGGACACAACGAAAACTTGGATTGGGATCGTCCTAGAAAGCTGGGCATCAGCCTGGCTTTGAATCTCAGTCGTAATCCGCAAATTGTAATTGCCGCACAACATAAAAAAAGTTTACAAGTTGCAGCACTAGTCAGTGTGGAACATTGGATTTACACACAAATAGATAATATTCGAGCTGTAACAGATAGACCAATTGTGATTCGTCCACATCCTAGAAGCCCATTGGATCAAACACAATTTCAAAATGTGACCATAGAGCAACCTAAAAAAATAATCAGCACCTATGACAGTTATAATTTGGCATTTGATTGCCATGCCTTAGTAAATTACAATTCGGGTCCCGGAATACAGGCTGCATTGGCCGGTACCAGACCCGTGGTTGATTCAAGTAGTTTAGCACATCCAGTTGGCATATCAATAACAGATATAGAAAAACCATACAATTGCGACAGAGATCAATGGTTAGTGGAAATTTGCCACACAGAATATACCCTACACGAAATCAAACAAGGCCTATGGCTCAAGAGATTATGCACGGCCCTGTAGACTGCGCCTGTGTTATACACGGTACAGCTTATTCATGGGACTATGTAGAACGACTGCATAATATGTTGAGTCGACACATCACTCTGGGCATTAGACTACACGTTTACACCGAAGCTGATAGATCAGTGCCCGAGCACATGATCAAGCATGTGCTTGAACCGTGGCCTATTACTAGTGCCAAAAAATCTTGGTGGTACAAAATGCAGTTATTCAATCCAGCGCATCACGCCGGGCCCTTGTTGTATTTTGACCTAGATACTGTGATAGTGGGTAACATAGACTGGATCTGGCAAACACCCACCACGTATTTTTGGGCCATCCGAGATTTTAAATACCTGTGGCGCCCAAATCACACAGGAATAAATTCCAGCGTCATGTGGTGGAATACTCAACAGTACCAAAACATATGGAACACATTTGCTCAACAAGACCTAATCACAACTATGCGAAAATACCCTGGAGACCAAGACTACATTTCGGCAGTAATTCCACAAAATCAACGTAGGTTTTTTGACACAAATCGTATACAAAGCTGGCGTTGGCAGTGTTTAGATGGCGGCTACAATTTCCGTAAGCGACGTCATCAGGCGCCTGGTACTGGCACACAGATTACAGACAGTACCAGCATTATGGTATTCCACGGTAATCCTAAACCCGAGCAGATAACGGATCAAACGGTAGTAGCCCACTGGCAATGATAAATAACAGTATAGGAGATTTCAAAAATGACTTTAAGAACTATTCAAATTTTAGGTGCCGGATTTGGTGAAACTACCGCTACAGTGGTTGCCACGCTCAATGGCAATACTGTATTCAATGGTACAGTGCCGACAGTCAACAGCCCGGTACCTGCATTGCCAAACTTAGAGTTAGTAGGTCAAACTGTTCAGTTGTTTAGTTTTGAAATTCCCATGGATTTTGTTGGAAATATTCCAATGACTTGTCAAGTTTCAAACGGAACAGTAATTTTTGCACAAATTCAAGCAAATTACACAAATATATTCATTCCGGGAAATGTAGCAGCAAATATTCCCCCTAGTTTTGAAACCAGTGGTCCTGGCACATTTATCGGCACGAACAATGGCAATATAGATTCGCGTACCAGTGTGACAATCAATGGAGTGCCCACTGATCCGGATCCTAGGGACCTGCCAGGTACCTGGTGGTACACTATCGACGCTCCAGCAACACTGGCCTATAACTTAGAAATTACCAGTGCCGGCAACATTGGCAATGTTTAGACCAACCCAAGTCCCCAAAAACCCTACTTTGAGTAGGGTTTTTTTATGGTTGACCAGAAATGCCCATTTTGCTATACTAATAGTATAACAATTAATAAGGAGTTTTAAATGGAATCAAACACAATTATCGTTTTAATAGCCCTGGCATATGGTGCTTTTATGGGCTACTGTTTGGGTCGTGCCCAGGGTTACTATAAAGGTGCCCAAATGGCCGAAAGCATTTACCGCAAATAAGCCGGTTGACCACTAATACCCAATTTGCTATAATAGTATATACAATTAAAAAACGGAGCCGAAATGAGTGCAGAAACACAGAAACAATATGTTATATTACTCATTAAAGCAGAAGCCGCTAGAGCAGTAAGTGATTTTGAAGATTATCGTGTGTACAAAGCCCTCGCAGAACGGTTGACCAAATAATCCAAATCGCTTATAATAGTATTATCAACAATAAATTAAGGAGCTAACCTTGAGCGTAGTAAAAATTATAAACGGAACATACCGTAATCAACCCGTAAACAACATGATCTTTAACTTGGTTAAGGGTTTTCAAACAGGTGCCCGAGGAGGCTATGTGACTGTGAATGCAGATGGCTATTTTGGCCCAGACTTGCCCGAAGTAGTTCGTATCAATGTGAACTCAATCGAAGACGTAGAATTTGTAGGCGAATCGGCAGTGGTTGGCGAAATGATGTCGCCGGTTGTAAAGACACCGGTAGAAACTGACGAAGAAATCATGGAACGTATTGGTCAAAGATTTGACATTCTTGATCAAATGACCAAGGCCACCATTGCCGGCGATGTGCGTGCCATGATTGTGGTTGGCCCTCCTGGTGTGGGCAAGAGTTATGGTGTGGAAAAACAGTTGGAGCATTCGGGCTTGTTTGACAAATTGTCAGGCCGTAAGATCAAGTATGAAGTGATCAAAGGTGCCATGACTCCGATTGGCCTGTACTGCACTCTATACAAACATTCAGACAAGAACAATGTGCTGGTGTTCGACGACTGTGACTCGGTGTTCCAAGATGACTTGAGCTTGAACATTTTGAAAGCGGCTTTGGATTCGGGCAAGAAGCGTAGGATCTATTGGAACAGTGACAGTGCCATGTTGCGTCGTGAAGGCGTTCCAGACATGTTTGACTTCAAAGGTGCTTGTATCTTTATTACCAACTTGCAGTTCAGCAACCTTAAGAGCAAGAAGTTACAAGACCACTTGGAAGCCTTACAGAGTCGTTGTCACTTCCTGGACTTGACCCTTAACACCATGCGTGATCGTTTCTTGCGTATCAAGCAAATCTATCGCAAGGGCGAACTGTTTGCAGACTACGACTTCTCGCAAGAACAAGGTGACATGGTGATCGAGTTTATGGAACAGAATCAAACTCGCCTGCGTGAGATGAGCCTGCGCATGGCACTAAAGATTGCAGATCTGACTCGTGTATCAGATACAAATTGGAGAGCACTTGCTGCCACAACTTGTATGAAAAATTCTTAATCGGACCGACAAACGGGTAAGTAATCGGTAGCTCCTGGGTAGAACTAAGTTCTACCCACTTCACCAGGCACTTCGGTGCCTGTTTTTTTGATCTTGTGGCCCAGAGTATGTTATACTAGCGTATGATCTTGACTATTGATCTTTCTGATTTACAACTTGAATTTCGTGTGCTAGATACACCTGTGGCTGATCTTTGGGTCAAACGCATGGCTCTGCGAAACTCGTGGCCCCTGGATGATCCAAACAGATTTTATGGGTTTAACAGCCCTGAACAGGATCAACAGATTGCTTTAGAAAAGATACAAGAATGTGTTGCAGAAATCAACACCTGGAAACCCTTGATTGATCGCACTTTATTAGCAGTACACGATCAGGACACGTTGAATTACCTGCACAACATTTTTGAACAGTGGCACGGCCTATTGGACCAACAGACAAAACATCCGACCTATGGCAAGATTCCTGACTGGGTTAGACAACAATTGGCTCTATTGAATGTTGCTGTACATAGATGCGAAAGTGCGGCTCGGGGTAATCGGGCAAGATTTGTTTGCACCTGGTTTGGCATGCCCAAGACCGAAAGATTACCTGTGGATCTTATGCAGAAATACGGCACTCTTGATCCTAGCTTTGGCGCAGTATGTTTGAACTATGCTGAAATAGGCAAGACTCTTGAGGACCTGACACAGGATCGTGATAACTACATAAGCGACGATGCATTTAAACCATTCCTCCACTACTCTGCAGACTTTGTGATTCGCATGCACGAGGAAACTGCAGATTACCTGTCGGAAAAACTGTGCCGCATGCAAGAATATTATAACCAGCACAGAGAGTTTTTCTTTGATCAAGGATTTACAACTTTTCAAGATCCTAGACTATTGCCCTTGCGTTTTCCAGTGGCTGAATTGATAGAAACTCTGCCAAGAGAAGAATTGATACAACGCATTGCCCAACAACAGCATATCACACAAGTAAAACTACAATGAAAACAGCCACTATCATTATCCGCGATGAAGTCAATATCAAAATAGAAGGCTTAGAACTTGATGCTCGGCGCGCCTTAGTAAATGCCTTCAAGTATGATGTGCCCGGGGCCAGATACCTGCCAGCAGTGCGCCTCGGACGCTGGGACGGTAAAGTCAGTTATTTTCAACTGGGCGGCAGTACCTATGTAAACTTGTTGCCAGAAATTATTCCTATTCTAGAGAAGTTCAACTACGATATTGACTTAAATGATCAGCGAGACTATTCTACCACATTTGAATTTGAGCAGGTCACTGAGGATTCATTTGGCCATATCACTTGGCCCAAGGGTCATCCGCAGGCCGGCGAACCCATGGTCATGCGTGACTATCAAGTGGAAATTATCAACAACTTTTTATCCAATCCACAGTGCATACAAGAGATTGCCACTGGCGCTGGTAAGACTGTTATTACAGCCGCACTTAGCAACGCTGTGGCGCCCTTAGGCCGTACTATTGTGATTGTGCCCAACAAGAGTCTGGTCACACAAACAGAAAAAGACTACATCAACATGCAACAGGATGTGGGTGTGTACTTTGGAGACCGCAAAGAGTGGGGACGCCAGCACACCATCTGTACCTGGCAAAGTTTAAATGTGCTACTGAAGAATACAAAAAATTCTGTAGGTGATGTTACTATCGGTGAGTTTCTTGAAGATGTAGTGTGTGTTATTGTGGATGAAGTACACATGGCCAAGGCCGACGCATTAAAGACCCTGCTGACCGGAGTCATGAGTCGTATTCCCTTGCGCTGGGGACTCACAGGAACCATACCCAAGGAACCATTCGAATTCCAAGCCCTGAAGTGTAGTCTTGGCCCGGTGATTGGCAAGCTCAGCGCCAGCGAACTGCAAAGCCAAGGTGTGCTGGCACAATGTCATGTGAACATTGTACAATTGGAAGATCATGCAGAGTTTACCAATTATCAAAGCGAGCTAAAATACCTGTTGGAAGAGCCTGGCAGATTAGACACCATAGCCAATTTGATCCGGCAAGTCAATCTCACAGGCAACACTCTTGTGTTGGTAGATCGTATTGCAGCCGGACAGGGCCTAATAGAACGCTTGGGTGATAACGCTGTAATGGTATCGGGTGCAACCAAGGCCAAGGCGAGACAGGATGAATATGATGAAGTGGCTGATGCAACAGGCAAGATCATTGTGGCCACGTATGGCGTGGCTGCGGTGGGTATCAATATACCTAGGATTTTCAATCTGGTTCTTGTGGAACCTGGCAAGAGTTTTGTCCGAGTGATACAAAGCATAGGGCGAGGTATCCGCAAGGCCGAAGACAAGGATCATGTACAGATCTGGGACGTGACATCAACATGTAGATTTGCAAAACGTCACTTGACCAAACGCAAGCAGTTTTATAAGGAGGCTTCATATCCATTTACACAAGAAAAACTAGCTTGGAAATAAAGGTTGCAACTACTACAAAATATGTTATAATAAATTCATGCGTATACTTACATTAGACAATACCCCGTTTGACCTCGATCATCTACCAGAAGAAGTAGATGACATGCGGTTTGCTATATTTGATAACAGCGATCCCAAGGATCCTGACTATCATTATATTCCCCTGATCTTTTTAGAAAGTTTTACAGCACCCGCATTAGTTTTACGTGTTGGCGAACACAGAGTTCGTATGCCCGTAGACTGGCAAATCTTAATCGGTGAACCTGATCTTGGCGACTTAGAAGTGTTACCGCTTACTAGTATTAATGATCGCGGATTTAAAGCATTTCAGTTCAATCCCCTTAGTAGTTTTCGTCCCAGTTTTCTAGACATTGAAATTGTTGATGTATATCAAGAAGTCACTTGGTATGCTCCTAAACTAAAAAACGGCCAAATGCTGTGCGTGCCAATCAACAATGGGCCCAAGCCAGAGTGTGTGTACTTTGTCAAAGACATCAGTCGCAACTGTGAAGTGGTAAACTACAATCTAGCTTGGTAAAGATGAGCGATAAACTAAACATAGCCAATGAAATGAGTGTGTTTGATCGCAAGGATCGAACATTCTACGAAAGTTTGACCGACGAAGAACGCAAAAAGTTTAGTACATTCTTGATGATACGCTGGGGATCTAGTATACAAGGTAGTCGTGAATTGCAAGAGTACTATGTACAGAGTTGTAATCATTATCTAAACAAACACTTCTTTGCATTGAGTCGACATCCCAAGCTACAGTGGCTCATGGCCACAGCAGTGAGTCCCGGAATGGGCACACATCGACATCAATGGATAGCTCCCAAGAAAAAAGAATCCGGTGCTGGCAGTATTCGTAAACAATTGGCAGAACTTTATCCACATTTCAATGATGATGAGATTGATTTGCTGGCCAAGATTACAACCAAAAAAGACATTGATGCCTATCTCAAACAGATGGGACAAGAAGTTAAAAAATGAAATACACATGTCAGTATTGCAAAAAAGACTTTGTCAAAGAGTCTAGTCTTGCAGTGCATTCGTGCGAACCGCGTCGTCGTCGACAGCAACAAGATGAGCCTGGTGTCAGACTGGGGTTCTATTCATACATCAAGTTTTATGAACTTACTCAAGGCAGTGCCAAATTAAAAACCTATGATGACTTTTGTGACAGTCCTTACTATCGTGCATTTGTAAAGTTTGGTCGATACTGTGTAGATGTCAAGGCTATTAACCCAGAGCAATTTACCAAGTGGGTGTTAAAACAAAACAAAAAAATTGATCACTGGTGCAAAGACACTGTGTATACAGAATATCTTATCGACTATTTAAAAGTTGAAAACATCAATGATGCCCTGGCTCGTGCCATGGAATTTGGCATCGACTGGGCAGAAAAAACAGGACATCCTGCAGAGGATTGCCTACGCTATGGCAATGTCAATGCCATGGTCTATGCTGTGACCGCTGGTAGGATCAGTCCTTGGATAGTGTACAACTGTGATTCAGGACAAAAGTTCTTAGGCGAATTAGATGCTACACAAATTGCCATATTATGGCCCTACATTGATTCGGAAGTATGGATGAAAAAGTTTCGTGATTATGTAGCTGACCAAGAATATGTGCGCGACATGTTGCAAAGGGCCGGTTGGTAAATGATCTATATCGATTTTCATGGTGGTACTCACGGCAACTATTTGGATTTTGTCTGTAATAAATTCCTAGCCGGCGTAGCCTGCAATGATACGCCATTCAACCAGCAAGGAGCTTCACATGCTAAACGGTATCATGAAGAGAAACAATTTGACTGCTGGCACTACTCTGACTTTCGTGGCGTACGAACAGAGATCTTCGACAGCAAAATAATCAGCATACAAATAACCACATCTGATCTATTGCCGTTGCAGTCTATTAGTTTGTTACGAGCCGGTGATCACGGTCTTGACAATGACCTGTTGGAAATCAACACCTATAACAAACTTAATAATCCAGACTATAAGTGGGTACTGGACAACTTGATTGCAAGTTTTTTTAAAACACAGTTTGCTGATAGTTATGCAGCAGTCAAGGATGAAAGCTGGCCTGATTGTAACAACCTTGATGATTTTGATCAGTTACCGGAATGGATAAAATCAGAATGTCTGGGTCAACACAATTTGCGCCTGTTACGATTAGACTCCGAACATGTAGATTGTCCACGGAATGTACTTAGAGAATTTTTCAAAATTGGTTTTAAAAAACCCTATCAATCAGGATTTATAACACAGCAGGAAAAAATGATTTACGACTCCAGCAATGATGTAAAGATATTTCCATTTGCAAGTTTTTACAATACAGACCAGTTTGTACAACAACTACAACACATAGCACAATGGTCCGGATATGAATTCAAACAAGAAACCGCCATCCGGCAACTGCATGAAATATTTCTAAGCAAGCAACCTTATCGAAACTCAAAGATACATTGCGATCAGTTGATAGATCAAATATGTCAAGGTAAAGATTTTGAATTGCCCAAGTTGGATCTCATGCAGGAAAGTTATATTTTGGCACAGTTAGAAAACTTATGGAACTGTGAATTTCCTGCAGCTACTACCACATGGTTCACCAACAGTAGACATGTGTTGGATTTTCGTGTAAAATAAGATCATGAGCGCAGACATTGACATCGATTTGGCCGACAGAGAACAGTTACTACAACTAATTCGGGCAACACCAGCACGTCAAACACACCAAACTCAAATACGGCGACACAACAGCGGTGTGTACGTGACTGATATACCACAGGATCCAGTACACGGATGTGCGGCCATAGATTATGAAACAGCTGAACAACTGGGCTATTTTAAAATTGACTTGCTGAACATGAGTGTGTATCAGCTGATAAAAAGTTATGAACACTATGAACAACTGCTGGCACAAGAACCGCCGTGGAGTCGTTTATGGACCGATACTGCATGGGTCAGTCAGTTGGTGCACGTGGGCAATTATACGCAACTACTAGAATCAATGCGTCCAGATTCTATTACTCGTATGGCTGCATTTATTAGTATAATCCGCCCGGGTAAAGCACACCTGCAAAATCAATCCTGGGACGTTGTATTTAAATCAGTGTGGGACGGCGACGATAGTAGAGGATTTGTGTTCAAACATGCACATGCCATCGGCTATGCCGCTCTAGTGGCCTTGCACATGAACTTGCTCAGTCAAGGCGTCTGACCAGAGTAATTGATTTTCTCTTGCTTTTTTTGCGACTCATTTCGCTGAGACTGCACACTGGGCCATGCAAGACTTCCAGGTCTTTGTTGGTAAAAGTTCGTAAGTAGGGTTTGAATTGATCCCAGTCGCCTTTGAGGAATATATTGATGGGCACAGTTCTATTGCTTTCCCACCACCAAATATTGGCCAGTTCCAAAAACTGACGTTTGATTTCCAAGTCTTGTATGGCACCAAAATCGTAGATGGTAGTTATTGCCTCATCTTGATTTTGTATAATGCCCACGTATTCTGTTGTGGCATAGACACACAATGTTATAAATGGGTATTTTTCAGCCAGTTTTTCAAAAAAATCATTGTTCATATAGTGTGAATATTTACCAAACCATATCTCGACCACGCACAAAGGCACTAAATACTCTGTATGTACTCTACCCAGGTTTATATCTATCAACAGCTCACACGAGTGTTACTCATAGACACTGGCGCGGGGGAAACTTTTACTTATAGGTACGATCCTGTGTACGCAAAACAACTGACCATAAACAAAGGCGTGGACAACGTGCTCTTGTTTGAATTTATAAATCAAGAAGAAAAACCTGTCAACATCACAGGCAGTACTTTTTTATTTCGCGCAATCAACACACAAGGCGATCAAATACTGGTTGAAAAACCCTTGGAGGCTCTGAATGCTGCAACTGGCCGAGCCAAAGTTACGCTAACCAGCACAGAATTGTTGGAAGTCTTGGCACAACCGGCCACCTACAGCATACAACGAACACAGCCCGGCGGATTGACCGAAGCGGTGTTTACCAATGCGCAGGCGGGTGCTCGTGCTCCCGTAAACATTGTGGACAGCGTATTGCCGCAGTATGTGCCCAGCGCACCACTTACAATTCCCACCACAAAACTTTCTGCTGAGGTCAGTTATGATGGGGCCACCTGGGGACAATATCCCTCCAGTCCTTACTGGGCAGGCGGCAATCCTAATGGTGCCAATTACTACAACAGTTTTTTAAATACAGAATTTTTCAGTAGTTTTATTGAACCGGTCAACGCAGTGACCACAGTACAAATGACCTTGGACGGATATACCGGAACAATCAAGGCACAGGCAGCGGAAAACTATCAAAGCATCTTTTACAACATAACCGAATCCACTACATATCTCAACAAAACTGGTACAATCTACATGAATCTTGTGGGCTGGTATCCAATAATGAGATTGTGTTTCAACAACAGTATTTTTGCTGTACCTGATCAGCCCGGTATTCCGGCCATAGCGTATGCCACAACAGAAAATGGTGTGGTCACCAGTATCACTGTGACCGAGGGTGGGTCGGGCTATTTGGCACCACCCAAAGTCAACATCATTGGCACAGGCGCCGGTGCTACAGCCACAGCACAGATTACCGAAGGTGTGGTTACGGGCATTACTGTGACCAATGGCGGATCGGGTTACTGGTATCTGCCCAATGCTGGCCAAGGCCCAGGCGTATTCCCAGTCAATCCCAATCAAACTGGAGCTGCTGTTATTATCAGCACAGGTTATGTGGTCGACCTACTGTACAGATAACACCAAACGTCGTTGAGTTTTGTCAAAAATCCTGCTATAATTGTAGCATGATTGATGTGATTTCCTTTTTACCCGGCAAGCGTAAACAAACAGCCAGTGGCTGGATCAGCTTCAACGCACCCTGTTGCATCCATCGCGGCGACACACAGGATCGTCGACAGCGTGGCGGTATCAAACCCGGCACAGACGGGTCGTGGAGTTATCACTGTTTCAACTGCGGCTATACTGCCAGTTTTGTTCTGGGACGCAACTTAACATTCAAAGCTCGTCGACTATTAGAGTGGATGAATGTGCCGCAGGAAGAAATTGAACGCATCAATCTTGAAAGCCTAAAGCACAAATCAATTGAAGGCCTGCTGGGCGAGCGACAAGAGATTGTCAACAAGTTACAAAACATTGAATTTGAAGATCGAGACCTACCAGCAGACACCCAACCGTTAAATGAAACAGCTGAAAAGTATTTGCGTGGTAGAGGCATTCTACTAGACTATCCATTCATGTATAAAACCATGCCACGTCCCGGCATAGTAATTCCATTTACACATGACAATCAAGTGGTTGGGCATACTACTAGATTTCTAGATGATCGTATGCCCAAGTACATACAGGACATACAGCATGGCTATGTGTTTGGAACAGATCTTCAAGGCGCTAACTGGCAGTATGCAATTATGGTAGAAGGTGTATTTGATGCACTCAGTATCAACGGTTTAGCGGTTATGCATGCTGACATTAATGATGCTCAAGTAAGACTGATACGCAGTCTTGGACGTGAGGTGGTTGTGGTGCCGGATCAGGATGAAGCCGGAATGAAGTTAGTAGATCGTGCAGTGGAACTGGGTTGGGCGGTCAGTATGCCCGAATGGCCCGCGGGGGTCAAAGATGTAAACGATGCTGTGATTCGTTTGGGCAGATTAGGCACATTGATAACTATAATGCAAGCAAAAGAAACCAGCAAAATTAAGATAGAACTGAGAAAGAAGCAACTTGTTAAACAATTCAGACACCCATTGCCCTTATTATAATCAAGGTTTGTTTATAGGAGCAACAGCCTCGGGGAGAAACACTATTTCCATGTGTTGTTGGCAACAAAAACAAACGGTAGAAAAAATTACCTTTGACCATCAAACCTTGGAAAATATTCGCAAAGAGAGTAAAACAGCAGTTCCTAAATCGTGTTCGCATTATTGTAGCATACCTGGGCACATAGCCAATGAACGAGAACGATCGTTGTTGGAATGGAATTCATTAATATCGCAAGACACAACATCAAAAGTAATACATAGCCTACACCTTGAGCAATCATTGGCGTGCAATCTAAAATGTATTAGTTGTAGTTCTACATATAGTAGTTCTTGGAGCGGCGAGTATCAGTTGTTTGATCCATCCACTCCGCAGATAACCTTGAAGAAAAACCCTGAGTCAGTATGGCAACATTTGGATCTCAATCATATTAAAAAGTTACACTTTACCGGCGGTGAGCCGTTGCTAAATCGAGACAATAAAAAAATATTACAACATTTAGACACACTGGGAGTGTTACCAAATCTTATGATATCGTATAACACAAACGGAACTATTATACCTGATGCGGAAACACTAGAGCTCTGGGAACGGTGTCGGTTTGTACGTTTATTTTTTAGTTTAGATGGAATTGAGAGCACATTTGAATTTACAAGATTCCCGGCGGTTTGGAGCAAAGTGCAAGACAACATACAATATTTTAGATCGCTTAATAATATCAGTATCCTAATAGAAGTTAATGCTATAATTGGAATACACAATATTTTTAACATGCCAGAGTTTTTCCATTGGTGGGAAGAGCATTGTCAAACTGGTAGTCAAGGCGATCCTAGCCAGCTATTTGTACGATGCATTGAGCCTAGTTCCTACGGCGGCCGGGTTTTGGATTTAAAACATCTTACCAAAAACCAAGCATTGCTGGCACTAGATATGTTATACTCGTTAAGTAAATACCCAGGAGTAAACACTGTAATCAACTATATAAAACAAAACAGTCAGCCTGATAATGCCTGGGTTGATTATTTAGATCGTCTTAGCATTTTAAGAAAAATTGATTGGCGTAAATCGCTGTCACCAGAAATACAAAAGGAAACAACTTGTTAAAAGACTACGGGCTTGAGGTCCAACGACTATTCTTAGAAATGATGTTGCAAGACGCAGAGTCGTATGTGCGTGTGCAGAACATTTATAATCCAGAAAACTTTGATAGAAGTTTACGCCCAGTAGCCGAGTTTATTGCCACACATAGTAATGAATACAAAACATTGCCTGGCACAGATCAAATTCGAGCAGCCACTGGCGTAGAACTAAAACATATTCCTGACTTGAATGACGGACACTTTGAATGGTTCATGACCGAGTTTGAAGGCTTTACTCGACGTCAAGAACTAGAACGTGCAATCTTAAAGAGTGCAGACTTGCTGGAAAAAGGCGAGTATGATCCAGTAGAAAAACTGATCAAGGATGCAGTACAGATCAGTCTGACCAAGGACATGGGCACAGATTACTGGGCAGATCCTAGATTGCGTATCGACAAATATTTTAATAGCGGTGGGCAAGTGAGCACCGGGTGGCCACAGATGGACAAGATCTTGTATGGTGGATTCAGTCGCGGCGAACTAAACATATTTGCTGGTGGATCTGGATCGGGCAAGAGCTTGGTCATGATGAACATAGCCTTGAGTTGGTTGCAGGCCGGACTTAGTGGTGTGTATATCAGTTTAGAACTCAGTGAAGAACTGTGTGCGTTGCGTACTGATGCCATGTTGGCCGGTATGAGCACAAAAGAAATTCGTAAAGACATTGATCAAACCGAACTCAAGGTCAAACTGGTAAGCAAGAAAGCTGGGCAGTATCGTATCAAGGCATTGCCTGCACAATCAAATATCAATGACATTCGCAGTTACATCAAAGAAGTGCAAGTACAAACAGGCATTCGAGTAGATTTTATCATGTGTGACTACTTGGACTTACTAATGCCAGTCAGTGCTAAGGTCAGTCCCAATGATTTGTTTGTCAAAGACAAGTATGTTAGTGAAGAACTGCGTAATTTGGCCAAAGAACTTAATGTGTTGTTTGTGACAGCAAGTCAGTTAAATCGAAGTGCAGTGGAAGAAATTGAATTTGATCATAGTCATATTTCGGGTGGTATCAGTAAGATTAACACAGCAGACAACGTGTTTGGTATCTTTACAAGTCGTGCTATGCGTGAGCGTGGCAAGTATCAAATACAGTGTATGAAGTCGCGTAGCAGTACAGGTGTAGGGCAAAAGATTGACTTGGACTACAATATTGAAACCATGCGTATTACTGATCCAGGCGAAGAAGCTGGACCAGTTAATGCGTTCCGTAAACCTGATATCTTGAACAGTATCAAAACACAAAGTCGACTGGCCTTGGCGGCAGATTCTGCACAAGAAGAAGTCATTGAGTCTGGCAAAGTCATAGCCGATGTGCAAAGTGCCAAGCTCAAACAGTTGTTGGGCAAAATAAAGACAAATTAAATGTATCAGTTACTCGTCCACCCAAAAGCTAGATCAACTTTTGAAGATGTTCCTTCTTTCTCTCAACAACACGTTTTACATATCAATGACCAATTTGATCAGAATTTTTTAGATCGTCTTTTAGAAAAAGGCACTCCAAGATGTATTATAAGTGACCATTATATCAAAACAGAATACAACGGAGTTGAAATCATTGGACTGCCATTGTGGCTTGAGCAACAAGTGAAATTCATTACAAAAGATCTGTGTTGGAATGAAAAGATAAACACCGATTTTGCCTTTAATTTCATGATCAATAAAAAACAAATCAACAGATTTTTATGCATCAAACTGGTTGAACTTTTCCAACTCACGGACTTTGATTATACCTGGAGTGCTGTAGATCCAACTTTTAACATGAGTCATGTGATAAACGAGTTGAATGATCTGGGCCCGAAGTCACCATTGGATAGCGCATCCAGATCTTTTATCTTGCAAGCGATCCAGGTGCCAAAACGATGGGTTGACCATGTGAATCAGATGGTGGAGAATAGTGCCTTTAGTCGTTACGGCGGCAATGCATGGACCTGGAAGAATGGACTAGACAAAATGTTTTCACATTCGGCAGTCTCTCTGATAACTGAAAGCGCAAGAACAGAAAAGGTCAGCATTTTTACAGAAAAAACCATTTATGCAGTTCTAGGGCTGACTTTTCCTATATGGGTGGGTGGGTATGAACAGGCCAAGGAATGGGCTGACATTGGGTTTGACACATTTGACGACATTATTGATCACAGTTATCAATCATATGATACCTTGATAGAACGATGTTACTATGCCTTTGCTAACAATTTGCATTTATTGTCCGACATAGACCAATTGCGTGAACTCAGACTTCAAAATAAACAACGTCTATTGAAAAACCGTGAACTTTTGCTGAACAATAGACTGGGACAGTATGTTGATGAGCAAATTGCTACATTACCAATTGATCTACAACAAATCATGCTAGAGTTGATAAATCATTTTAGATATCCAGGAGCAAAATAATGCCCAATAGTTTTTGTAGATATCTTTCAAACGGTTATTCATTCAGCAGAGGAAAAGTGGGCATCAGAGTATTTCCTTGTGGCTTGGTCAAGGGATCAGTGCACCTTGACTCGGCTACAGTAGATCATCGCAAAAACCAAATCCAATTCCATAAGCGTATGGAAAATAACAGCCGATGTGCAAAGTGCCAAGCTAAAACAATTGTTAGGTTCAATTAAAAATAATGTTCAATGAGTAATTTTTATTGTCCGCGAATATACCACGGATTGACTTTATCTAATATTACAAAAAATAGCATTGACTATAGTGTATGTTGCTGGGCAAAAAATAGTACAATTCGCAGCAGTGGACAAGTTGATTTCTATCACAGTGATATACAATCTCTTAGAGATATCAACGCAACTGATGTGTTGCCATCTAAGCACTGTCACGACTGTATGAGTCAGGAACAAGCTTCTAAAAAAAGCATGCGGCTAGGGTATTTGGAAACACATGGCACTGTCACATACACTCCAAGTTTGCAATATCTTGATATCAACATTGACTACACTTGTAATCTAGCTTGCGTTACCTGCGGCCCAGAGTTGAGTACAACCTGGAGAAATGAACTGAAAATCAAAGGAGTAGATGTACGTCCTAATTTAGATCAATTTATTAAAGATTATTTAGAACAATTGGATTTTTCTCAACTTAAAGAAATTAGATTTTGGGGAGGAGAACCATTTCTTACCTTGACACACAAAAAAATATTAGAATTTATAGCGACTCGAGTGGACACATCCTTGGTTAAATTAATGTATAATACCAATGGAACCCAAATCATTGATAATGACACCCGACAACTGATTGAAAGATTTAAGTTTGCCAGAATTAGTTTTAGCGTGGATGCCATTGGTAATCAATTTGATTATCTAAGATATCCTGGTAAATGGGCAGATGTTGAACAAAATCTGTTTTGGTGGAAGAATAACTTACCTCATAACAGTATGTTATCAATGACTGTGACTGCAAGTATTTTAAATGTACTTGATTTAAATTCAGTGTTTGAATGGCACCGCAATAATTTTACACATTCAAAATTTGGAGATGCTATAGAAATTTATGTCCATCAAGCATTTGGCATTTATGGATTAGAATCTATGCCTGCTGACATGATACAAGAGTTACAAAGTATAAACAACTATTGCCAGCCTTGGATACAAAATTTTTCAAATCTGGGTACAGCAGTGGAAAATTTACCCCAAATAATCGAGACTATTCAAAACAATGATCATCGTCGCGCACTTGATCTGTCAGAAGTTTTCCCCGCAGTGGCAAAGTTTATACAGTATCAAAAATCAATTTAGCTACCGCTGGCATGTAGTCTTGAATTGAAATTTTTTTGAGTTTATCTTGCTGAAGAACATGATTTCTTAAGTCTGACAATGAATTTTCCTGTCCATTAACAACACAATGATCTTTGAAAAATCTATGATTTTTCAATAATTCTTTAAACTCAATTGGCATATTTTTAACTGAAAGCCAGTTTGGAAATTCAACTATGTTATGATTGTACCTTAAATTATTTTTATTAAACCACTCAGTGGTTTGATCATAGTACAATGTATTGAGGGAACTAATAGTATAGCTTATACTGATATTTGAAGTTATTTCTTGATAATGATTTAAGTTGTTTATTAAGTTTTTCCAATTACCAGGCCAACGCAGATATTCAAATGCAGACTCGATGCCATCGATGCTGATACAAATATTTAAATCTGTAAATTTCTTCAATAAATCAACCTGCAATGAATTTAACTGGATACTGCCGTTGGTTACCAGAGTTACAAAACAGCCGGTGTTGTTGTGATCTACTAGATTTTGTAAAATGTCATAGGTTTGAGGGTCAAACAAAGGTTCCCCTCCTAGCAATGAAAGTCGTTGCATTTGCGCATAGTCAATATCGAAAGAGCCAATGTCCAACTGTTTGTGTTTGACATAGTGTAGATTATTTTTTCTATTAAGTTCTGCCCATTTTGAAGAGGCACCACTACCGCACGATACACAGGCCTGATTACAAAGATTGCTAGTAGTCAACTGATACAACAACGTCTTGTTTTTATTATCTACGCAATCTTTCTGTATTTTACTTAAATCACAATTTAGTTTGTGGTCTAAAAATTGATTTTCCAGTTGCCGGCGACTCATATTGCCAGTTTCCTCAATGAACCAACATTTTTTACAACTGTCGGACTTGATTCCAGCCAGCAGGTCCTGTTTTAATTGCTCAACATTGGTGTTTTTTGGTAACAAGCAACATGGCGAATTACTCGGTAATTCTAAACTATACCAGGGCAAAACGCAAAATGTATCCATCTTGTATTTAAGGACAATGTATGCTATAATAGAATAAATAATAAAAAGGTCCTGGACTATTATGCAAAAAAAGACTAGAAGTTTACTAGAAGAACTAGACTCAATGTACATCGAGCGCGATCAACGCCATGTGATTGAGACCCGGGCTACCAACATTATTGCCAGTGCCATTCGCCTGTTGGAGCAGATTGACTCAAGTTACAGCACTGAAGATGCACAGAACCTACAGCGCAAATTGCTGAACGCTATCAATCAGCGTGATCCAGGCAAATTTACCCGAACAGTGAGACGCACCGATGCAAATTCATGAAATAACTCAACGAAAGAAAAATAGCCAAGTGGACGAAGGTCTTCTGGATCTGGCCAAAAAAGCAGCTGGCGCAGTTGGCAGTGGTGTGGCCGCATTAGGACGTGCTGGCTCGGCTGTGGCCAGTCCTTTTCGAGCGGTCAAGGGCGCATATCAAACCGCCGCCGGCACTTCTGGCATAGGACAGATATCTGCCAAGGCTGCTCGAGCATGGAATGCCTATGCTGAAACACTTAAAGCCGCGACACCCGACCCACAAAGATATTCCACTCTATATAAACAAGCACTTGAAGCATTTGTGCAAAAAAATCTACTGTCGGGACAACGACTCAATTCTGCGATCAACCAGCAAGAAATTCGCGCCATTATGGATCAAATAATTACAGCATCGGACAATCCGCAACAGGTCACACAACTGTTCCCCAAACTGGTTCAACAGGCCGCTGCCAGTCAACAACGCATTGATGCCGACGGTGTAAAAATCATCAGCACCCAGCCGGCTGTGATCGAATTTAGAAATGTTGTTTATGCGCAGAATGATCAAGGCGAATGGGCCAATCAAAAGACTGGACGTGTGCTTGATGGGCCCACTCAGGACTTCCTTGACCAACAACTGGCTCTGGCACAGGGCGGATAATGCAACTCAACGAAGGCGGCAACGTATTCAAAGATGCCAATGGTCGGGCCGAAACCCAACGCATCAATCAAACAGATGTAAAAAGCACTCTGGCCTGGTTGGAAGAACTAGTACCCGGATTAGACTTACAAAACAACACACTTGGATCAACCGGTATTCGAGACACGTCGGGCGATCTGGACATTGCAGTAGACAGTGCCGTAGTAAGCAAAGAACAAATGACAGCACAACTTGGTCGTTGGGCCGAGAGCCAAGGCTTCAAGCCAGCTGATTGGGTGCGCAAGTCAGGCACTGCTGTGCATTTCAAAACACCCATCAATGGTCGACCAGACCTTGGCTACGTGCAGACCGACTTTATGTTTCTCAACAATGTGCCTTGGTCAAAGTTTGTGCTTGGTGCCATGCCTTTAGATTCAAAGTACAAAGGTCGTGAGCGTAATGTGTTGATGAATTCAATTGCCAAAAGCATGGGATATAAATTAAACCAAGTTAGTGGCATTGCTGATCGTACCACTAATGAAATCATCACTGACAATCCAGATGCTGTGGCTAAACTATTATTAAACCGAACAGCTACACGTCAAGATCTTGCCAGTGTAGAAACGATACTACAGGCCTTGAGCACAGATCCCAAACGTGAAGCCAAACTGGCAGACTTTAAACAGCACATGGAACGCGAAGGCCTGCCGTTCCTGGAAAGTGCCCAATTGTACACCCCAGTTACCGATGTTAATTTTCTTGCTCGGCTAAGAGACCGCATTGTAAACCAAGGCATGGTACCTATCATGGAAGCGGCCAATCCTAGAATTGAACATCTTGAAGATCTAGTGTTTGAACGTGGCAGCCAAGGAATTCGAGAAGCTCTGGCCATAATTGCCCAGGCCGCCGAAAACACTGCACGAACAGTCACAGTCAAATGGGACGGAAAGCCCGCTATTATATTTGGTCGCAAGCCCACAGGAGAGTTTGTACTCACTGACAAGTCTGGATTCACTGCAAAAGGCTATGACGGCTTGGCCACGTCTCCAGAACAGATTGCTCGAATCATGCGTCAACGTGGCGGCGAGCGCGGCGAACTGATCGGAATCTACAGCAAGTTGTTTCCCATGTTGAGAGCGGCCACACCAGAAAACTTTCGCGGGTATATCCTAGGAGACCTGTTGTACACTGAAACGCCGCCCGAAGTGAGTGGTGCCTATGTGTTCCAGCCAAACTTTGTAGAATATAAGATTCCAGCGGCCAGCAAGTTGGGTCAGCGTATTGGCTCCAGCGAAGTAGGAGTAGCAGTACACACTCGTTATGCAGAACCAGGTGCACCAGCAGAAGCCATCAAGTCTGTGAGATTAGAACCTGTACCGGGTCTGTTGTTGGTAGAACCCAGTGTAAATGACATCAAAAATATTGTGCCCAATGCCAAACTCAGCAAGGAACTGGCACAGTTGGTGCGTGCCAAAGGTGCGGCAATTGACGGTCTGTTCAATCCAGCCGACCTGCGTGCTGCAGGTATTACAGACCTGCCACAGCTTTGTAAACGCTACATAAATTCTAGAATAACCACTGACTACACTGATCTTTTGCCCGGCTTTGGTACCTGGCTACGCACCAATGTAACACCAAGAAAATTTGCCAACATAGTGGAATACCTACAAAGTCCTAGATCCAACACCGACGGAATTGTTGCAGCCTTTACAGCGTTTTTGGGCATGCACGACTTGAAATCAGATTTGCTGGCTCAGTTGGATCGGCAACAGCCCGGACAAGAAGGCTGGGTCCTGGCCACCGACGCAGGTCGCGCCAAACTGGTCAACAGATTTGGATTCAGTGCCGGAAATCGTGCTCTAAACAACCCAGAATTGATCTCCTAACCGTTAATTTTGTCCAAACGGTATAAATAAAAGTAGACCCATTGCGGTCATATATTAAGGAGATTTATCATGGCATTTATTACTAAAGTTTCTGGTGGTTCACAACCAGTATTTGCAACAGACGTCCTCAACGGGCCAATTGCACAAACAGCAAACATTGCTGCTCAAGGTCCTACAAATTTTGCAGGTCCCAAGTTAGACTTTTTCAGCGTTACAGCCAACGCTAGTGTTGCTACACAAGGCGGCGTTAACGGTTACGTTGCTAACGTAATCCAAGCTGTTCAACAAGAATGCACAGTAGCAATTTTCCAAGTTGGTTCCAACCCAGCTGTTATGAACTTTGCAATTTACCCAACAGGCGCATTTGCTAACACAGCCACATTCGTTGCTGCTGTTCAAACAGCCAATGCCGCTATTGGTGTTCCAACAGCCAACGTTACCGGTACTGCAACGTTTACAAACTTGGCATCCGTAGCAACCTAATCAAATCTTATTTGATTGCACAAAAGCCCCACCCGGGGCTTTTTTGTTGACTTTATTTGATAGCCTGCTACAATAGTTAAATACAATCATGCAAGTTAGTAAAATTACAGAAGTAACCATTTTTGAAAGTCCCGACGGTGGCCGTACAGTATATGCTCGTCGTCCTGGCTCCAACAAAAGAGAACTGCATTATCAAGATCCCAATCTGCAACAAGAACTCAAAGAATTAGAAAGTCAGAAACGCTGGGTAGACATATTCCAAGCTAGAGACAACAACGCCGAATTAGACCACTTGTGTGAACAGGTAGAGATACTGTATGAGCTCGGCCGGAGAACCAAATGAAATATGCCTGCCAGACTCTGTTTGATATTACAGCAACCGGCACCACTGGACACTGCAAATCCAGCCACATGCCTTTTTATGATCGTTCGGGGTGCCTAATCAGTGATTCTGAGTCATGGCATCGCAGCCGAAATCGGCAACGCAACTGGGAAACTCTAACACAAATACTAGGTTTACGTGCTCAGTTGTTTAATTTGACCGAACCTGTGTCTGATCAAACTGGCACCAGATGGATGTTTGAATTTGAAACAGAAACCGACGGAATATATGGACCCGAGTCTGATCCAGTGGCAGTCTTACGTGCAGACGCAGCAGGAGTTCCTATGTTGGGGCAAATTGGAAGCACTGCTGACACTGTGTCCGTTTTGGTTACAGCAGGAGCTGATCAGAATATTTGGTTTGCTGGCATGCCCATAAATACATAATGGAGAAAACACATGTCAGAGCCTACTGAAATTGAGAAAAAAAGTTTGGAAGCACACGTAGAGTTGTGCGCTGAACGATACAATCAATTAGAACAGCAATTTAAGCATGTGGATGCCAAGATTGGCAGCCTAGAAATCATAGTGCGTGAAGTGCATGACATGGTCCAAAAAATGTCTGAAAAACGCACAGATCAACTGATCAGTTGGGGAATGGCCATCATTGGCGCCCTGGTAGCCAGCACTGTGTATCTATTGACCACTTACGTTTTTAAATGATTCGAGAAAAAGACATGGAACGTCTGTTCCGCTTGGAATTTCGCGAGCTTATGCCCAATATGATTTGGGAAAATGACAATGGAATTTACGAGGTATTTGGGCACTATCGCATAGAGCCGGTGTCGGGTGGATTTCGTGTATCGTGTGGCGCCACAGATGTGGGTGTATTTGCCACTACTAGAACTGCACTCAGCTGGTGCATAGCTGACAAACACAGTGCATATAACACCGCCAGAGAAATACTGACTCTTGACAACAAGTTGACCAGCACGACCCACGACATAAACACCCGAGCCGCGGTGGGGGATCGCAGTCAAAATCCAATACTGCGCGAAACTATCCTGACCAAATTAGAAAGCAAGATTATACACAAAAAACAGTTGGAAAATCAACTGACCAAATGTGTGAACTGGGCTAAATATTGTCAACAACGAGGATTTGATAATGAAACTGCAAGAACTGGCCGTAGCCAACCCATCAAAACAAGCCGCTAAGGTTTTTGAAAGCTATTTTGGTAATCGTGTAAAATTCAACACAATTACAAGAGCACAGGCACAGGGCATGTTGCAACGTGTGAGGGCACTGGTTGCCGAACATCGCCGCACTCCTGATTTTCATCGTAGCGAACAGAATCCAGACTATTTAAAATTGATTGTGATGGAGCAGGCTCTATCAGCTAGAGTTATGGAACAAGACCCTACCACAATGACCGGTGCAAGCCCAGCAGATGCACAAAAGCAAAAAGCTCTAATGACAGCGCAGGCCCAGCAGAAAAAACGCCAACTGCAAGATACTATCAAATCCAAGCAAAAAGAAATTCAGGACTTGCAACAGCAAATGAACAATCCTGTAATGAGCGCAATGGAAAGTCGTCCAAGTCTACGTCAGCGCTTGAAAGAAAGTGAAGTACAACAGGCACAAGTAGTTTTGGCTAGCCAGGACATGGTTGATCAAGTGCAAAAAATGAGCGAGCAAATCAGTGCCATGCAGTTCAAAGACCTGCCAGCCCTGGTTGATCAGATCAAGAACGAAGTGGGCGTTGATCAGGCCATGCAGTTCAATACCGATGCCACAGCTGCTTTGGCAGGTTTGTTGCAAAATCTACAAGGTACCAAGACACAATTGGAGCAGGCCCTGGGCGTGGTCACAGGACAAGCTCCGGTAGTGCCAGGCGCTGACATGGCCGCAGGTCTTGCAGGCGAATTGCCTGCGGAACTTCCTGCACCAGGCGAAGAAGAAATCGAAACTGATATTGAAGTCGATGATGGAAGTGATTCAGGCACACTGGCTGCCAGTCTAGGTCGCGGTCGTAGATAATGTTAATTTGTGAAGTGGCTGATCCCGGCGCACAAAAACTTGTTGCGCTGAGCCAGTTCTTGCTGGGTCGTAGCAAAGACGAAATGGCCAAAAAACAAATTAGTACCACGGCATTTATTGATTTGGCCAAAAGTCTTGGAGTAAATGTTACACCAGATAATCTAGGCGACATGATTGCTCGCCCACCACTCAGCAACATCCTAGAACCACTTGAACCAAATTCTGGAGTAGTTCGATTCAAAGGTGACACTGAAGTTGCCACAGGTATGAGTGTAGATCAAGCCCGTGCAGTGGTAGATTCAAATGCCAAAGCGGCAATGAAGCGCCGCCAATAATCAAAACTGTTGTAAATAATCAGGTAACATGTTATAGTGTACAAAGGAGTACAAAATGGCCTATTCAGAAAAAGTAATTGATCACTATGAAAATCCCAGGAACGTGGGCAAACTAGAGGATACCGCACAAATTGGAACTGGTGTAGTTGGTGCGCCTGCCTGCGGTGATGTAATGCGACTGCAAATCAAGGTAGAGGATGGAATTATAACAGATGCAAAATTTAAAACTTACGGTTGCGGATCGGCTATTGCGAGTTCGTCTCTCGTTACCGAGTGGGTCAAGGGTAAAACGCTGGAGCAAGCAAGCGCGATTAAGAACTCTGAGATTGCGGAGGAACTTGCTCTCCCGCCGGTTAAGATACATTGCTCCATACTTGCTGAAGATGCGATCAAGGCTGCGGTAGCAGATTATAAAAAAAAGCATGATATCAGTAACTGAAGCAGCCGCTAAAAAGATCAAACAGAATCTGGCACGGCGTGGCTCGGGCATCGGCATTCGTATAGGTGTTAGAACCACTGGTTGTAGTGGACTTGCGTATGTGTTAGAGTACGTGGATCGTGTCAATGAAGAAGACACTGTGTTTACCAGCCAAGACGTATCTGTTATAGTCGATGCCAAGAGCTTGCCTATTTTGGGTCAGCTTGATGTTGACTATGTCAGGCAAGGTCTTAACGAAGGCTTTGAATTTAACAATCCTTCAGAAAAAGACCGGTGCGGTTGCGGTGAGTCATTTAGAATCTAGTTGACTGTTGACACATTTTGTGCTATACTTGACTGATGTACAACCCAAAATTTAACTATCATGAATTAAGCCGTACCAGCGAAGAAGGTCGCCGCTTGTACTCTACCCCAGATGGATCAAAGGTTCCTAGTGTAACAACCATACTGGACCGAACTAAACCTGCAGAAGCCAAAGCCGCCCTGGAACAATGGCGCAAGAACGTGGGTCACGCAAAGGCACAACAAATTACCACAGAAGCTGCCAATCGCGGCACCAGAATGCACACCTATCTGGAACACTATGTAAAAAACAATGAACTAAAAGAGCCAGGATCTAATCCCTATTCTTGGGCCAGCCATGCCATGGCACAGACAGTGATCGAGGATGGACTTAAAAACGTCACGGAATTCTGGGGAGTAGAAGTTCCTTTGTACTTTCCCAAACTGTATGCAGGCACTACTGATTGTGTGGGCCTGCATCAACAAGATGAAAGCATAATAGACTTTAAACAAACCAACAAACCCAAACGGTCAGAGTGGATCACTGATTACTACTTGCAACTGGTGGCCTATGCTCTAGCACACAATGAAGTGTATGGCACCAACATACGCAAAGGTGTAGTGCTCATGTGTGTAAAACCGCCTGTTGACGATATGGGTCGCCCACTAGCCCGCCCTGAATACCAGGAATTTACTTTAGAATCCAAGGATTTTGACCACTGGGCAGATGCTTGGTGGCGTCGGCTTGAGCAGTATTATCTCACAGTGTGACCGGCTAAATACTGGATAGAATTCAAGGACAACACACGTGGCCATTGTACAAATATCGCAGATCACAAACCGTAAAGGTTTACAGGAAAACTTACCACAGCTAGCCGGGGCAGAACTGGGCTGGTCAACTGATACTCGCCAGTTGTACATCGGCAACGGGACTCTACAAGATGGCGCTCCTGTAATAGGCAATACTGAAATTCTTACAGAATTCTCTGATATTTTAAACTTTACCAATACCTATACCTACAAAGGCGAAGCAGCGGGATACACAGTACAAACCGGTGTTACCGCTGGTTCTCCGGTTACTCTCAGTCTGCAGAACTGGTTGGATCAATTTGCCAGTGTGCTGGACTTTGGAGCCACCGGCGACGGAGTCACCGACGACACAGCAGCTATCAATCGAGCCTTGTACCAGTTGTACTGTAGAGAAGTGAACCCACAGATTCGTCGCAGTTTGTTCTTTCCAGCAGGTGTATACCGTGTGACCAGCGTTATCAAGATTCCACCTTATGCCACTCTGTATGGCGAAGGCAGTGACAGTTCTGTTATTGTCATGGATGACGGAGTGGCTGATTATGTGGCACGCACAGCAGACAGTTTACAAAATATAGGTGTAAACATAGGTGATGCAGGTGCTACTCCGCCTGAATACATTACTGTGACCAACATGGGTTTTACCCATCTGGATCCAGAACAAAGTGTATTTTTGGTCCAGGACGCTGCTAACTGTAGTTTTCAGAATGTAGGATTCCGTGGAACCTCTACCACAGCAGATCTGGTGTCAGATGCCAACGATTCGATTGGTGTCAGTTTTGCCAGCACAAGTGGAACCGTTTGTGAACAGATTACCTTTACTGGCTGTGTATTTTCTGGGCTGGTCTGGGGTATCAACACCAATCAACAGACCAAGGCTGTCACAGTGACCAGTTCCTTGTTTGATACCTTGTACAGAGGCATAGTATTGGGCACCGCTGCAGTCACAGCTGGTGGTCCAACTGGTACCCGCATTGTTGGCAACACGTTTGACAATATCTATGCAGAAGGTATTATATTTGGCAGTAATCTTGTGTTGGCCATCAACGCCAGTGGTCATAATATTTTTTACGATGTGGGTAATCATTTTACAGGATCCACCGGGACCCCGTTTACTAGCATTATCAGTATTCAGTCCAACAACAACATCAGTATCAGTGATCTGTTTGAAAGAACCGACACATTTTCAACCACTCATCCTCGAGTCGATCTCAACAACACAGTCAGCATTGCCACCACCAACGGATCACAGTTGTCCATGGGCACATATACAAGAGAAAGTGGCCAACGTGTTACGTTAGTAGATGACGACACCGGAACAGTGTTTGAGTTAAATGCCACCCGTGTTCGTGCATTCTGTGTAAATTATACTATTGTAAGAAATTTTGCTTATCGTACTGGCACAATCACAGTGGCCACAGACATTGGTGATTCTAGTTTGGGCATCACCAGCAGTGATGACTATGTAGAAAACAACAATACCGGGATCGCTTTATCAGTTGATCAATCCGGCGATACAGTAAGTTTCTTATATACAGCAACCAACACTGGCACCAACGCCACAATGACCTATAGCATTACATATCTAGCTTGACCTGGCCCACGACTTTTGATACACGACTCGCCAGTTGGAATCGGTTGCGAGAGCAGGTACAATCTCTTCCTGTAGAATTAGCACTAAAAAACGTAAACACATGGTGGTTTGGCGCTCCTTGGCAACCTTACTATCTACACTGGGACGATCAATCTGCTTGGCCCGATCCCTGGCAACTTTTGAGTGACAATATCTATTGTGACCTTGCAAGAGGACTAGGAATCCTGTATACTATAACTTTGTTGGACCGTGCAGATATGGCGCCTGCACACCTGATTTTGACAGGAAATAGCAGTAATTTAGTGCAGGTCTCAAAAGAAAAATATATACTTAATTGGGAAGCTGAATGTATTGTAAATACCAATCAGGTAGACACAATTAAACGGCAATACCAGCAACATCAAATACTCTAGCAGTACACACAACTAAAAGAATGAGATAGAACAATGCAGATCACAGTGGTTAAAAGAAATGGTGTGAAAGAACCATTGCATATTGAAAAATGGCAGGCTCAGGTGGCCAAGATATGTCAGGGAATTGCAGATGTAAGTCAGAGCATGGTGGAAATCAAAGCACAGTTGCATTTTTATGATGGCATTACCACACAAGAAATTGATGGCATCACTTTGAGAGCCATAGTGGACCTAATTGATGTGGAATCTAACCCGGATGTGGGTCACACCAATTATCAGTATGTGGCTGGCAAGCAACGTCTTAGCATGTTGCGCAAGGATGTGTATGGCCAATACGAACCCCCACATCTATATGACATTGTAAAGAAGAATGTGGCAACAGGTTTGTACACCAGTGAACTACTAGAGTGGTACACCGAAGAAGACTGGAACAAGATGAACGACATGCTGGATCATGACAAAGATGAACAGTATAGTTATGCAGCCATCGAACAACTGATCGAAAAGTATCTGGTCAAGAATAGGGCCACAAAGGAAACTTATGAAACTCCACAAATTAGATACATGGTTGCGGCAGCAACTGTGTTCCATCGAGAAGAACCGAATAGCGCAAGGATGCGTTACATTAAAGAATATTATAATGCGGCATCCGATGGCCTGTTTACTCTTGCTACACCTGTGTTGGCTGGGCTTGGCACTCCTACTAAGCAGTTTTCTAGTTGTGTGCTTATCCGCACTGACGACGATCTGGATAGCATATTTGCTTCTGGAGAGATGATGGCCAAGTATGCGGCCAAGCGAGCTGGTATTGGCTTGGAAATTGGCCGCTTGCGCCCACTTGGTGCTCCCATTCGCGGAGGAGAAGTCATGCACACCGGCATGATCCCATTCTTGAAAAAATGGTTTGGCGACCTGCGCTCATGTTCACAAGGAGGTATCCGCAATGCAAGTGCTACTGTATTCTATCCTATTTGGCATTATCAGTTTGATGATCTTATTGTACTCAAAAACAACCAAGGCACAGAAGAAACCCGAGTACGCCATATGGATTATGGGGTTGTGCTTAATGCCATGTTCTGGCGTAGATTCAAAAACAAAGAAAACATAACATTCTTTGATCCCAACGAAGTTCCCGATCTGTACGAAGCATTTTACCGGAATACCGAACTGTTTGAAGAGTTGTATGTCAAGTATGAACGACAAAAAAATCTGCGCAAGAAAGTCATGGCCGCAGAAGAAGTATTCAAGTCGGGCATTCTTAAAGAACGCACTGATACAGGACGTATCTATCTGGTGTTTATTGACAATGTGATGAATCAAGGACCGTTTGATCCTGAATATCACGCCATTTATCAAAGCAATCTGTGTTGTGAAATCTTGTTGCCAACCAAGAGCTTCAAACGTCTAGACGATGATGAAGGCCGTATTGCACTATGCACATTAGGGTCGATCAATTGGGGTGCGTTCCGCAATCCTGAAGACATGAGACGAGCCTGCAGAATCCTACAGCGTAGTCTATGTAATATCCTAGATTATCAGGATTTTCTAAGTATTCAAAGTCAACTCAGCAATCAAGAAATTCAGCCCTTGGGCATTGGTATCACCAATCTGGCCTACTGGCATGCCAAGCGTGGCCTACTTTACGGCGAAAAGGATGCACTACAAGAGGTTAAATCGTGGATGGAACATCAGGCCTACTACTTAACAGAAGCCACAGTTGAATTGGCCAAAGAACGTGGACCTTGCAGCCATTCTGGATTGACCCGTTACGGTCAGGGTGAATTTCCATGGGAGCGTCGTGCAACTGCCGTCAACGAATTGGCAAACTTCAAACCAGAGTTGGATTGGGAAAAGTTGCGTGGGCTGATGAAAGTACACGGCGTTCGCAACGCTACCTTGATGGCAGTGGCACCGGTTGAAAGCTCCAGTGTTGTAATCAATTCAACCAACGGCATCGAGATGCCAATGAGCTTGATCACTGTTAAAGAATCAAAAGCAGGAAGTTTGATTCAAGTAGCACCTGAGTACAACAAGTTAAAAAACAAATATCAACTCATGTGGGCCCAGAAGGACTGTGATGGTTATCTCAAAACAGCGGCTGTAATTGCAGCCTATGTGGATCAATCAATTAGTACTAACACATTTTATAATCCAGCACACTGGGCAGACCGTAAGGTACCAACTACACTGATTGCCAAGAACTTGATGTTGGCACATCGTTGGGGATTGAAAACATTTTACTACAGCTTGATCAACAAGCAAGGTAGCAAAGGTCAAGATGAAGCTGTAGAAGGCAAGTTAGAAGCAATTGACTTTGACAAATCAGAGGAGGATTGTTTGGCCTGCAAACTGTAGTAGTCCTGTAAACTGTAATAAATAATAGTATGAATTATCAAAAAATATATAATACTATTATTGAACGCGGCAAAGAACGACAGTCATTAGAATATGTTGAAGAACATCATATTGTTCCAAGATGCTTAGGTGGTAATGATGATAAAAATAACTTAGTTTATCTTACACCAGAAGAACATTATGTTTGTCATCAGTTGTTGGTTAAAATAAATCCAGGACATATAGGATTGGTTAGAGCAGCAATGTTTATGTCAGCAGGTCATACTGTTGGACCTAAACGAAATAATAAAACGTACGGATGGTTAAAGAAAAGATTTAGTGAATATATGAAAGGCCCTAATAACCCACAAAAATTAAATCCTCGTAGCGGCACAAGACATCATTATTATGGTAAAGGTCGCCCACCTTCCGAAGAATGGTTAACAGAAAAAGGTCGAGAAATATTATCAAACAAAATGATCGGTGATAAAAATCCGTGCGCTGGTTTAAAACCTTGGAAACATCCAAGAGCTACTGATTATACAAAAAGTATTTGGAGTAATGCAGATAAGATTTATAAAGTTTGGTTAGAAAATAATATGCCATCGTATTGCCGTTTATTAACACTAACTGAAAATGGAAATTATACGGATTCTGATTATTATACAAAGGTAGGACCGTTTATGAATATGGTAAAATATTTTAGAAGTGGCTGGGTCCCTACAAAAGATAAAGAGTGGAAAGAAATTAAATGTTAGAAACCATATGTGAAGTGCTGGAGGATGCCTACAAGCGCAACTGGATCACCAGCCGTGATGGCAACGTGTCAATACGTCATCACGACCGTGATCACTTTTATATCACACCTTCGGGTGTGCGTAAGCAAACACTACAGCCGGACCAGTTTAAAAAAATTGGCATTTATAATCAAACCTGGATGGAACTAGATTACACAGACATTAGTGCTAACTTAAGGCCCAGCGGAGAGATTCCTTTACATTTTGGTCTACAACGAGCAATGGGGCAACAGGTAGATGAAGTCAGAGTAGTTGTTCATGTGCATCCTACCTACTGCATTGCAGCCATGCATGCCGGCATTGATCTCAGTACTGTCAGTACGGCATTTCCAGAACTGAATCGTTATACTCGAGTAGCACCAAACGTGGATGATGTTCCTCCTATCAGCCAAGAGTTAGCAAATCAATGTTTTGAAAAATTACAGTTAGATCATGTTGGTAATATTGAGTATGATATTGTGGGCATCAAAGGGCACGGAGTCGTTGCTATTGACACCAGCCCATGGCGTGCCTACGAACACATTGAAAGATTGGAGCACATTTGCAAGATTGTGCTTGCTTCTGGCAACTATGACAAGTGAACAATTTGCGTGTTTACCTACGCAGGTTACCAGTGGCAAATGGATTTGGTTAAACCGGTATTACCAGCACAAATCCTTGTACGATGAAACCACAGGACGACCCCCAATAAATAGCTTGCATTTTACATGGACCGAAACTGCCGGGGAACGCACCTGGAGATTGTTGAAAGAAAGTGTACGACACAATAGAAACATATGGAATGAACCAAATTTAACCAACCAAGACAAGATATAACAATGGCATATACCAAATTAAAAGAATTCTCGGTGGTCTACACAGATCGAAGTTTGAATCACATGAGTGACGAATTTGTAGACATCATGAAAGACATCAGCCGAGTATTGAAAACTGCCTATGCGGCAGATTCAGCAGTGATTGTTCCAGGCTCAGGTACCTTTGGTATGGAAGCAGTGGCACGACAGTTTGCCAATGACAAAGACATCTTGATCATACGCAACGGTTGGTTTAGTTATCGTTGGACACAGATATTTGACATGGCCGGTATTGCCCGGTCAGTGCATGTGATCACAGGTCATCAAGTTGAGGATCTACCACAGGCGCCATTTGTGCCAGCTGATGTTGATCAAGTGGTTGATTACATTGCCACACATCGGCCAGCAGTGGTATTTGCTCCGCATGTGGAGACCAGTTGCGGAATGATCCTGCCTGATAACTATCTCAGTAAAATAGGCCAAGCATGCCGCGACGCAGGATCCTTGTTTGTGTTGGACTGCATTGCCTCAGGAGCTGCCTGGGTTGATATGAAAGCCTTGGGCATTGATGTAGTGATCACTGCACCACAAAAAGGTTGGAGCAGTGCTCCGTGTTGTGCTTTGATTGCCATGAGTGCCCGTGCCAGACACACTCTGGACACCACAGTCAGCACCAGTTACAGCATGGATGTGCTGAAATGGACACAGGTAATGGAAACTTATGAAAAGGGTGCGTTCATTTATCATACCACCATGCCAACCAATGCCCTTAAAGAATTACGTGATACCATGTTGGAAACTGAACAGATAGGATTTGATAATCTCAAAAGTCTACAGTATAATCTAGGCACGCAGGTACGTGACATGTTGATCAGTTACGGATACCCCAGTGTTGCGGCCCTTGGATATCATGCTCCAGGAGTAGTAGTATGCTATACACAAGATAAAGATATGCAAAATGCCAGTAGGTTTAGGGCATTGGGATATCAAACTGCAGCCGGTGTACCTTTACAGGTAGGCGAGCGCAGTGACTTCCAAACATTCCGAATTGGTCTGTTTGGAATAGACAAATTGATGAACATCAGTTCAACAGTTGCAACACTTAACGAGGCATTAGAACAATTATGAGCCAAGCACAATATAACTTAAAAACAAAAACAGATTACTTACAACGTAAGATGTTTCTGGATCCTGCGGGTCCTGTAACTATACAGAGATTCGAAGAGGTAAAATATTCGAAGTTAACAAAGTTCGAAGCAGAAGCACGTGGATTTTTTTGGGTTCCAGAAGAGATCTCGCTGACTAAGGATGCCGGAGACTTTAAAGAAGCCAGCGACACAGTCAAGCATATCTTTACCAGCAATCTTCTGCGTCAAACTGCATTGGACAGCCTACAAGGCCGTGGCCCTACACAGGTATTCACTCCGGTAGTTGGTATTCCAGAACTGGAAGCACTGATGTACAACTGGGGTTTCTTCGAAACCAACATTCATTCACGTAGCTACAGTCATATCATACGCAACATCTATAATGTACCCAAAGAAGTGTTCAACACTATCCATGACACTGAAGAAATTGTCAGCATGGCCAGCAGCATTGGTCTATACTACGATAGACTACACATGATCAATTGTAGAAAAGAACTCCAAGAAGAATTTGATGAATACGAACACATCAAGGCCATCTGGTTGGCACTTAATGCTAGTTATGGTCTGGAGGCTTTCCGCTTCATGGTAAGTTTTGCCACAAGCCTGGCCATGGTAGAGAATCGTATCTTTATTGGAAACGGAAACATCATTAGTCTAATTTTACAAGACGAAATCCTGCACAAGGACTGGACTGGTTGGATTATCAATCAGGTGGTCAAGGAAGATCCACGCTTTGCCCGTGCCAAGGTGGAATGTGAACAGGAAGTCTACAACATGTACCTGGATGTGATCCGCGAAGAAAAACAGTGGGCAGACTACCTGTTTAACCGCGGTCCAGTAATCGGACTCAATGCCAATATCCTCAAAGACTTTGTAGACTATACCGCAGCTCATGCCCTTAAAGAAATTGGCATCAAGTACCTGACACCTGCACCCAAAACCACACCTATTCCTTGGTTTAACAAGCACGTCAATACTTCAAACAAACAAACTGCACTCCAAGAGAACGAATCAACTAACTATGTTATTGGTGCAATGAGTGACAGTCTTGACTATGACGCCTTGCCTAGTTTATAATAGCAAGTAAGGAGACGATATGAAAGCAATAGTTTGGTCAAAAGATGCCTGTCCTTTTTGTGTGCAGGCCAAAGCATTATTAGAAGCACGTGGTATTGAATATGAAGAACGCAATGTCAGCAAAGATTGGACACGAGAGCAGTTGCTAGAAGCGGTGCCCGACGCCAGAACATTACCGCAGATTTTTCTAGACGATCAACACATTGGCGGATTTACCGATTTACGAAGTCACTTACGAGGATAAAATGAAAGTAGAATTAGATCAAGTTTACACACTTAAAATTGCCAATGGCGATGAAATTGTAGCAAAAATTACACAAGAAACAGATACCACCTACACAGCATCCAAGCCGCTCACAGTGGTACCGGGCCCACAAGGCATCAACATGATGAACAGCCTGTTCACAGCAGATCCGGACAAAACTGTGGTTATAAATAAACAACAGGTATCAATTATTGCACCCAGTCGTGACGAAGTGTGTGATAGCTATCTGGAAGCAACCACTGGTATTAAACCAGTAAGAAACAGCAAAATTTTAATGGGATAACCAGTGCCAGCAGTACAACGAGTAGGTGATCAAAACAGTGCAGGTGGTATCATACTGAATGGTGATAACACTGTACTGATCAACGGACGTGCTGTGGCCGTAAAAGATTCTTCCGTGGGTCCGCATGTACCATGTGGACAAAGAGGTCAAAATATTCATTGTAATGCAAAAACGCAGACTAAAAATTCCACTGTACTGGTCAACGGCGTGCCATTGGTTCTAGCCGATGACATCGATACTTGCGGACATGCCAGATCTGGCGGCAGTCCAAATGTAACGGTGGGATAATCATGGCCAATGGAACCCTTACAGCACTACAACTTGATGCTGCTGCTGGACTGTTGCAAAATCAAGGAATTGGAATAAATGCCAACCTGACACAGGCAATCATACAGTATCAAGACACCGCACTGATATCACCATTTTTAAACACCATTCAAGTAGGATCTGCCAATGTGTTGTCGGCAGGAGTAATTGCCAACTTGGAAACATTGGCGGCCAATACTTGTTCAGCTTTTAGCAACAGCATACCTCCAGCTTATGCCAACATAGGAACTGGAAATGTCTTTATTAGTATTGGCATTGCCAATGCCAATATAAAACAGATGACCACTGTGATCACTGCACAGGCCACGGTTGATATATGCAACAACAATGTTAGCCAGCTAACACAAGCAGTAAATCAAGCTCAAGGTTATGCCGAACAGACTAGCATTTTTATAAACAGTGCTGTCAACAGCCAGACATACCTGGGCAACACATTCACGTCGATCAACAGCATGATAACTGGCAGTATCACCACAATCAATTTGGTCACCGAGGCGTTTGGTAGTGATCTGCAGAATCTTGGCCAACTGATCAATTTACGCAATCTAAATAATTTTGGAAGCCCGTTGGCATTGGTGCAACAGTTGTTTGCTGTGTCCGGTACTGTGCCTGTTTTGTCAGTGGCGTTTGTCAATGCTGGCATTGCCGAAGAAGTAGTTTTAAACTTAACCAATCCGACAGCTTCTGTTACAGACAGCATCCAACGTGCCATGTATCAGGTCATGACACAAATTACCGGCAATGAGTTGTCTCAAGTTCTTCAGGTTTTGGGAGTCACTACCGTGGGAATACAAACTGTTGCTGATTTGTTAAATCCTTTAAAATTATTTCCTAACAGTTTCCAGAGTCTCACAGCACCCACTGCCAATGGCCCTGTTAATGTGTATGTTGACAGCATTGGTTCAGTCAACACACAATTGACTCGATTGTTACCTCCTTACGTGATTAGCAGCCTAGTATGATTGCTTACGATCGACTCGGACAAATTATACCTGCTGACCAGGCCTTAGCAGCTAAAGCCCTGGCAACCAGTTTACAACAAATTTCTGGTATCAGCACCATGAGCTTGCCTGTGCTGGCAAATGCTGTGATCAATTTAAAAACCACTAATAATCTTCCGTTGATCACGACATTGACAGAAGCTGTGCCTGCTTCGGTTTCCGGTTACTTGTCAAACATTGCCGGCACAGATGGAACACCAGTTGTGATATGCGATGTGCTTGGGATTGCAGCCGGTTATCAAGTTGCCGATAATTTTCTCAACACAGTGTCTACTTTTGCCAACACCAATATTGCATATCTAACCACAGTGTACGAAACCATGAACAGTGTGGTCGGTAATGTGTACGGAGATCCGGTCAATGGGCCTGTGACAATTCCGGGTGGACAACCTGCTGCTGGCACATACTATGCCAATATTGGCAACGTGGGAAATGTTTCTAACGTAGTAATTTCTTCTGCTGCAGATTCAGCAATGACTGGCACCGGTGGTGATACTCCACCCACCGGTCCGGGGTTAATACCAGTGGCCAGGATCGAGATTGGCAATATAGCCAATAATAGCTCTGCACAAGTGGCCATACTTAATTCGTATTTTACTTCAATGGCGGCACAAGTGTCTCAAGAACAAACGTTACAGTCCTCGGCACAGATAGATTTTGGAAATCTAATTGCCAACAACAACCCCACGGTGTACAGTTTGGTTTTTAATTTGCCTGTGTATGGCACACAAACTGAAACAGGCGGCATGGCACAATTTTGGGAAGGTGTGGCCAACATAAGCACATTTACTGGCCAGGCTGTGGTAGCCACACTGAGAGAGGGTGTTAACTTGGCCGTGTTGGGCAATGCCGGCATACAGACCAATGCAGTGGTACCGTCGGATCCTGTTCCGCCACTGGCACAGGCCAACCTGATTCCGTCCAATTATACCACCGCAGATGCAGCCAACATAGTGGTTACATAACAGGTTGACTCAAAAAGACCTTTTGCGTATAATTACTATACTATGAAAAAGGTCAAAAAACTCCAAGTTTTAAAACACCGTGCCCACAGCATATTGTTTGCCCGCGACCTGCCTTTTCGCCCCAAAACTGAACAAAATCACACGTTGTATAAACGCCACACAAAACACCGCAAACAAGTGCAAGACTAAAACGGTTGACCCAAAATGCCCAATTTGTTATAATAGTTGTATAGTTAATAAACAGGAGCAGATCATGGGACTAGACTTTGCAGAACTAAGGATTGGACGCTTGTTCCACCTAAACGGCAACGACTACATCAAACAGTCAACTCGCACTGCACGGATGCTCAACAACGGCCGGGTCTTTTACATTGGCCGGGCTGAGTATATTCACCCTATTGCCTATTAACCTTTTGGTTGACCAATAATGCCCAATTTGTTATAATAGTTGTATAGTTAATAAACAGGAGCAGATATATGACCCAGAATCATTTAGCCCAGTACGATGTAGAAGAATTGCAAGGTTACTTTAGTGATTTCCACAAGGACTATTACGGTATGCGTCCACGTTTTGCTACTCCTGAACAATGGCGTGATCGTGAGTGGCTAGAATCACAAATTAACGGTATCCACGATGCTATGGATGCAATGAAGAAGACCGTCAGTGGTCGTGAACAGCTTCGATCCGAAGGTTGGGTAATCGATGAAGCCGAGTTTGCTGATATCATTGACCCAGAAGAGTATGCTAGTTGGTCTGCTGATGCCGATGCGGCAGCATATGGGGAGGCTCAATAATGGAATCTTTCAAGCATATTGAAACTGAAATCATGCACTGGCAGGCATGTGGCCGCACTCAAGAAGAAACCTACATCTATTGTAAAGACTATGTAACTCCGGAAGATGTGGCCCGTATTTTTGCCCGTGAATGTAATAAGGAGACTGTGTAATGTACGAAGATCAAGAAGAAAGCCCCGGTGCTGATCGCAAACGTCAGATCATGGGCAATATCCGTATGACTTTGAATCGTGACCAGATCATGACCTTTGTGTCGGGCTTGCACGAAACACAAATGGAACTGATCGAAGCAGTGGTTGTCAGCAGAGAACGCCAGGGCTTCCCAGAAGCCTCTGCAGTGATCAAACATATCATGGAGAAAAAATGAAAACTACTGCCTTTAGAGTTTGGTTGCAACGCATCTACATGGAACATAAGGACGAAGCGGTTGGGTTGGGGTTTGAGCCGTGCGATGCCAACACCTACTTTCGCATGTATAGATTTTGGTTGAAACGTGAGTACCGCCATCAGCAACGTGGTTAAACTCTTGGCTCCATTGGCCTTGGCTGCCTTGGTGGGCTGTGCCAGCCATCCGGCAGCAGATTCCGGTTATAAACCAGCCGATATGCAGAATTTCAGGGCCAACTGTGCCATTGCACAGATACAAATTGACAGCCTCAATCGCAACATTGCTGACTATATGGAATATTTTCGCACACGAAAACCCACCCTGGAAGATCAACGCTATTTTGGTCGGTTGAAAAACAACATTTGGTCATTGAGATCATCATGCTTCGAAAACTCCCGTTGATATTGGCTGTGGTATCGACCACAGCCTGGGGCCAGTGCTATGTTAGATCGACCGTGAACAATCAGACTGCCATGAGCATCACCAGCATTGCTGATGTGGAACCTTTGGTTGTGCCCATTTCGGCCACACAAAACAAGTGCATAGTGCAGTTTCGAGCACAGGTAAACGGTGCCTGGATCACAGCCGAAGGCGAAAAGATAGGACCAAAAACCATGAGTGAGCAGGAACTTTGCAATGGCGCAGTCAACTCCGGCCGCATACAACTGCTGAGCCGTGCAGACGGTGGACGCATCACTGTGGAACAGAACATGGTGTGTACTGATCAGCCTGCTGTGGAAGTAAGGTCGGTAAAACGTGGTGAAATGGTTAGAGAAAGTGAAGTTCGTCCGCATCCAAACTTCCCTAACCATTTTCGTCATCGCACCAATCTATGCAGATGGTTCATTGAACCCGAAGTACACCCTGGACGTGATCTACTACAGCGCCAGGGCATCATTTGTCAAATAGCCGGCAACACATGGCAAGTGGTTGACAAATGGTAAGCCTTGTAGTAAAATGTTGTTATCGTAAACAAACCCCAAGGGGATCGAAATGAAGAAAATTGTAATTGCATTAACAGTGACCGGTGTACTCACAGCCTGTGGTACTTCTAACCCAAACTATAGTGCCATGTATTCCGGACAGAACAGTGTGCAGACAGCACAGATGAATTCGGCTATCAAAGAAGCTCCGGTTTGGATGAGCCGATTGCCCAAGGCTCCTGGCTACATCTTTGAAAACGGCACTGCCACGAGTGGCGACTTTGGATTTGCTGACATCAAGGCCAAAACCATGGCCTATGCCAAGATTTGTACAGCCGCAGGTGGTAAGATCCGGCAACAGACCAAGATGTTCAGAAGCGATTCTGGAGACACCAGTGTGGATCAAAGTGAAATGGCAATCCGTAGCATGTGCGCTGATGTAGACATTACCGGTGTAGAAACTGTGGAAATGAAACATGTGAGCGAAGGCAATCGCATCCGTACCTATGTGTTGGTCGCCTTGCCACTTGGTGATAAGAATGTGTTGAAATCCGCCCGAGATGCACAGACCCGTGCTCCGGAAGCGTTCAAAGAACTAGATGATGTAACCTCGGGCAAAAAACCAGTTGAGATAACACCAGTTGCTCCGCAACGAGGTAACGAAGTTAGTGTGGTACAACCCGATGGAACCACCTCGACTCTTAATTTGTTGCCGGTAGAAAATGCTGAGTACAAAGCTCGCCGAGCAGAAGCTGTTAAAAAGCCCGGTGCTGTAGTTGGTCAAGTATCAATCGCTAACTGATTAAATAAATGAACACCATAGATTTTACCGGTGATCAATTCAATGAGATCAAAGTGGCCGCTGACTGGATTAGAGACCTTGAAGCAAGCGACAGCCGTTTACACAAAGAATCAGTTATTGAGAAGGCCCTAATGGCAAGTAAGTTAGGATCTTCAAATGCTCAATGTTTCTTGTTTAACTGCTACCAGGCCTACAACCCCTACTATGTATTTGGCGTCAAGAAGGTGCCAGAGACCAATGGGTTAGAACACCGATCTAATCCTTGGCCGATGTTCTGGGCCATGCTGGAAGCTCTGCGTACTCGAAGTCTTACTGGACATGCGGCCCGCGATCGTATTGAAGAAATTAGCCAAATGTTTGACTCAGTAGAGTGGAACGGGCTGGCTCGTAGAGTGTTGATCAAAGATCTACGCTGTGGTATCAGTGAGAAAACATTAAACAAAGTTCTTGGTAAAACTGAGTGGAAGATCCCTACATTCACTTGCCAGCTTGCACAAGATTCAGGAGACCATCCTAGAAAAATGACCGGTACCAAGCGCCTCGAAGGCAAATTGGATGGTGTGCGTGTGTTGGCATTGGTTACTAAAAATGGCGTGAGCTTGTTCAGTCGTAACGGAAAACCATTTGATAACTTTCCACAGATAGCTGATGCTATCAATGTAGTTAAGGGTCGTTTAAGTTTAAAAATGAAAGGACCGTTTGTATTGGACGGCGAAGTTGTAGGCAAGAGTTTTCAAGACCTAATGAAACAAGCACAACGCAAGACGGATGTTAAAACTGATAACATGGTTTATCACATTTTTGACATACTGCCATTGGCAGATTTTGAGCGTGGATTTTGGAATGCCCAGCAATATAAGCGCACAGAACTTCTTGAAGAACATCGGTCGATTGTTGAAGTGGGTCAACAGTATCTTAAAATTACCACGGGCATCCTAGTAGATTTAGACACCGCAGAAGGGCACAACCAACTTGAACGCTATGCCAAGGATGCTGTGGTACAAGGGCTTGAAGGTATCATGATCAAGGATTGGGACGCACCGTACGAAAGTCGCCGCAGTAGTTTTTGGATGAAGTGGAAACCCACTATCACGGTAGATTTAAATATTGTTGGATTTGAAGAAGGCACAGGTCGCAATGCTGGTCGCCTGGGCGCCATAATATGTGAAGGAGTTGATAATGATCGTGCTATTCGTGTTAATGTGGGCAGCGGCCTTTCCGATGCTAATCGCGATGAATATTGGCGTGCCAGAGATCAATTACTTGGCGACGTGGTTGAGGTTGAGGCGGATGCTGTAACTCAAAACCAAGACGGAACTTACAGTTTACGGTTTCCTCGTTTTGTTCGTTTCCGTGGATTTGAACCGGGAGAAAAATTATAATGTTTGATCAATACGTAAAACTTTTTAACATCAGCTGGGTTGAGCCGTGGATGGTCGAAGCAATGGCTATGATCTTAGGCTCGTTGGTCTTGGTTTTTGTAATTTGTAAAATTATGGATTTTTTGAATGGATCTCAACGATGAGAATACACCCCAGAGAATGGATCGCCTACGTTAAATGGCGTATTGAAAAAGCCCTAAAACGTATTAGACAGTTTGTAGCATGAAAACACAGCATGAGTATTGGCAAGAGGATCATGATCGGACCATGGCGGAGATGAAAAAACATTCAAATTGGCAAGCAAAGTCAAATACTGAATTACCCATGAACACCATAACCTGCTTGGCCGGCGGAACCGAAATGTTGCGAGTGAGCCCAGACGGATTTTGGGTTCGTGGCAAGAAAGTCGAACAGGATGACACAGAAGCCTCGGCTGTGTATAATGCATTTAAGGCTTGGATGACCTGGTCGCAGTTAAATAGAGATTATCAATAACAAGAGACATTATGGCAACCGAACAAGAGCAACAACAACTTATAGACACACTTAAATTTACACCAAGAACCTACACTATCCAGATGTGGGGCTACGGTGGTGAAAAAGTCATGGGCACAGTGGATCCCAAGTCTTGGGACTATTGTATGGAACATCAGGTTAATTTGGTCGACATAGCCTGGAGTGACGAAGATACTGTGCAAGAAGAAATGGGCCTGGACCTAGACCAGTTGCCGTTCTATCCTGGATCGTGGTACGAGTGCGATGGCATGGCACACGTGAATGGTGTAAGCCGCGATGCCGGTACCTTGCAAATCGAAGACGAAAACGGCGATACTGTGTTTGAAAAAAGTTTAGGGGACTGTGACGGTTGTGAAGACAGTCCAGAGTGGTGTTGTGATGATGAAGTCTGGATTGGTATGCGTAAAAAAGGCGAAGTGGTGTTTGTTGGAAGTAGCAACGAGAAAGGCACTTTCTTTGAAGGCGAAATTGAACTCAGAGCACCATTTGAAATTGAAAAATTATCTTTGCACTATGATGAAGTTGACGGTGAAGAGATCGTTACCAGTGTCTACTACGATGGTGATGAAATCGACAACAACGGCGGCAGCACAGACGGCAAGAGTTCGGACATGAACATGGTCAGACTTACCGACGATGACGGTAATTTTGAACGTTATGAACCAGAAGAAAAAGACTGGGGTCATCCTGAGTTCGGAACTAGCCCTAGCGATTGGGAAAAGAGCCCTAGCTTCAAGTTCAAACAACACCGACCAGTTTATCCCGGATATTATAGTTGTAACTATGGTCATGGTAGCACCTATGGTAGCCTGTATTGGGATGGCAAGAATTTTGGTGACTGGGAATACGGCAAGTTCCATAGCAAATCTGACGACAGCATAGTGTCTTGGTCGGGCTATAACTGGGACACAACATCCTGGGTCAATCAACCACCTGAGCCGGTAAATGTCATTTGTGACAACAAAGCGTGTGGCTGGGTAGGCATGGGTTCAGACCGACGCACCGACGACGACTACAACGATCACTGTCCTGAGTGCGATGGCACAGAGTTTTCGTGGATCGACTACGATCCAGACACTAAAGAAGGTCGTGCCAACCGTGCAAAGTATTGCAAAGAATGGGATCCTGTGGCATCTTTAGAAAAGATTGTACTTGAACTTGGAGAACAAGTTGGTGCAGATCCAGAGGAACTTGCAGAGATTAAATCTGGATGGCCATATGGTCCAGCAACAATATCGGAGACAGAAGTGACAGAATCAAAATCCAAATGGTGGACAGTTCGAACTTACTACAAAAAGTCCTGCGAACAACACGAGTATTTTGTACAAAATGATGGTCCTGGACGTATCAAGGTCTCTGACGGATTCCGCTCAGCAGAATACCGTGTAGAAACCAACAACGGCGAGTTTCCGCAATTTAGTTTTACCAACTGCCCTGGGGGTAGTGCTGATTTAGATAGCATTGATTTAAACTCCTGCTTTGGTGACAACATTGAAAGCACAGAACTTGTTGAAATGTTCGACGGCGGTTGCTGGTTTGATGTTGAAATTGAAGGTATCGACGACGAGGAAGAAGCAGAACGCTTAGAAGAACTGGTCAACGAACAAGGGTCGTATTCATTGGAAGAAGATGGAGATTGGTATCTAGATGAAACCGAAGTTTGGGTCTGGGGACCACTGGAAGTTACAGACGACCAGGGGAATACTCGCATTGTTACTGCAGATGCCGACGGCAACATGATCGACTTTGTAGATGAAGACAACTGATTGGTTCCCTAACACCATCAGTCCTGTATATCCAGGACTGTATGAAGTAAATATGAACAGCTGGCCCTGGCCAGCTTTGATTGAGTGGACTGAAACAGGTTGGTCCACAGATATCAAAATTAACGAATGGCGCGGATTACAGGAGAAAACACTATGATGCCAAAACCCGAAGTAGCAGGTAGATGTGGCTGTGGCCGTAGCCCAACTGGTAAATGCTGTGGCTGGCATGCCTTGACTGAATCTGCATACCAAGAACGCCTATACGAATATCAAGATAGTCAGGCACAACAACAAAAGACAGATGAACTAGAAGCTTACCGTCAGCAGGCCATGGATCTATGGTTTGATAACGGCGGTTCGTGCACCGGTAGTAGTGGTACACCCAATATTAATTAAGGAGAAGCTATGAATAGTTATGCAAGTGTAAGTGATATCAACAGCCGAATGATTTCGGTCTACAACAACATGTTCTTGGCCGTGGTCACCAGCATGTTGGTCAGTTTGGCAGTGGCGTCAAGTCCGGCCCTAATGGCTGTGCTGTTTGGTACAGCACTCAAATGGGTGGTAATCTTTGCACCCTTGGTGGCAATCTTGGGCATGTCATTTGTGATGAACCGGGCCACGCAAGGACAAGCCAGGGCCTTCCTACATGGGTTTGCCGCACTGATGGGGCTGAGCATGAGCACCATTTTTGTTGTTTATACCACCACCAGTATCGTGACAGCATTCATGGGTGCAGCCATCCTGTTTGGCACCATGAGTATCTATGGATACTTTACCAAGAAAAGTCTTGAATCCTGGGGTAGTTTTTTACTGGTAGGATTGATCGCTGTGGTCATCACCAGCATTGTCAACATCTTTATTGGCAGCAGCACCTTGGCCATGGTGGTATCGGCAGTGGCCATTATTGTGTTCTTGGGCCTTACTGCCTATGACACACAACGGATCCGCACAGAACTGTCGGTGTACGAGCCCGACTCAAAGGCCGAGGTCCTAGGCGCACTAAGCCTGTATTTGAACTTTATCAACATCTTTATGAGCCTACTGCAACTTTTTGGCGGTCGCAATGAAGACTGAATCAACTCAACCTAAAGGAAACAAAATGAAATCAATCGTATTTGTTGTAATGACCTTGTTGGCTATGCCAACCGTAGCCCAAGATGCCAACGCCGGCAAAACCAAGTACGCCAGTTGTGCGGCCTGTCATGGTGCACAAGGACAAGGCGGTGTAGGTCCCAAGTTGGCAGGCAAGCCCGCCGCTGAGATCGAAAAGAAACTCATTGCTTACAAAAACAAACAACAGGTTGGACAACAAAGCCAACTCATGTGGGGACTGGCAGCTGGGCTTTCGCCAGCAGACATCAAGGATTTGGCTGCCTATACAGCCACATTGAAGTAACAGCTAGGACTAATATGTTTGGATTATTAAAAATGTTGTACTACGTTTTGCGTGAGTTTCCCCGACTGTTAGATATACGGGCCAACAGTTTGCAAAACGTGCCGGATCCTTCCAAGTACTTGGCAATGATCATGCTGAGTTTGTTTTGGTGTTTGGCATTTGGTATCTATGCAGGCGAATTGTTTTACATTGGCTACAACATGATAGGACACGTTGCAGTGGTCACCATGTGTTTTGTCACATGGTGGACCTTCCGTAACTATCGACTCCGCACTCCGCCAGTAAGAAAAGACTGGTTACGAGCTCCGGATCGTTCCAGTCGCTGTGATGAATATACTGACGAACAACGTGCAGAACTAGCCAAACGTACATAACTATTAGGAAAAGAAATGGAAATTACGCAAAACATGTTGGCATTTATATTCACAGGTACTGCTGTTGCTACCTTGTTGATTATTATAGTATTCAGCAGATGGCCTGCCAAGAAAGATAATGATGATTAAACGATTCCGTATATGGTTAGCTCGTAAGATCCTGGGCGATCACTGTCCCTGTTATCAGATGGGTTATCATTCAATGGTAGACTTCCAGCAACGCAGTGCCGACGCCTTGGCCAAACACAAGTCGAGAAAACATGAACACTGTTAATATCTTCACCACTGCGATAGATAATCTCTGGCTTGCAACCTATGGTATGATTGCCGGTTGGGGTCTGACCTTCACTCTTGTGGTAGTGGCCTTGATTGTGCTGTTGATACGCACCATCAATCTACAACGACGTGTGGATCGTCTTGAAGGTCGAATTATTACAAATGAGCGAGAATTTAATTTGTTTAGTAAAACATGGCCAGGCAAGAAGTGACCAATCCTGATTACGACCTGTTGATTGAACATCTTCGTGGTTTTCGTGACATTGTGATCAATACGCAACACGGTGGATTTGGACTCAGCAGAGACGCACAAATTGCCTATCTTGAACGCAGTCGGATCGCCTACACATTGGTTCCTAGAAATGATCGTCACAGTACCGAACGTTATGGTCCCATGATCATGGTCAACGGTAAGCACTGGTACGACAAGGACATTGTAAGAGATGACCCGATACTAGTCACTCTGATTAGGGAACTAGGTAAGTCTGCCAATGGTGAGCATGCACGTCTTAAGGTGGTGCGTGTTCCGGCTGATGTAGACTGGCAAATAGAGGACTATGATGGCAAAGAATGGATATCCGAGCGACACAGGACTTGGGATTAACGGTAAATATTAACTTATGTGGTTTGGAATAATAACTCTTGCAACCGCACTGATCATATCAATCAGTGCCGCTTATTACAGCATACTAGGCCTTACGGCTATATTTGCCGCGGCATTTTGGCCCATTGTGATCCTGGGCAGTAGCCTAGAAGTAGGCAAGATTGTATCAACTCTGTGGTTGCACAAATATTGGGACCGAGCCGAAGTACAGTACAAGGCATACTTGTGTGCTGCTGTGGCCATACTCATGTTGTTGACCAGTATGGGAGTATTTGGCTTCTTGTCAAAGGCACATAGTGATCAAAGCATGGTGTCGGGCGATGTGATTGCAAAGATATCCATTTACGATGAAAAGATCAAACAGGCACGAGACAATATAGACATGGCACGCCGGGCACTGACACAGATGGATAGTGCAGTGGATCAAACCATGAGTCGCAGCACCAGTGAACAAGGTGCCGATCGGGCTGCACAATTGCGTCGTAGCCAGGCCACAGAACGCAACAGATTACTAAAAGAAATAGACACTGAACAGCGAAAAATTCAAGCGCTGAATGATCAACGAGCACCCATAGCCGCCGAAGTACGCAAGGTTGAAGCCGAAGTGGGCCCAATCAAATATATTGCAGCCTTGATATATGGCGACAGTCCCGAAGCCAACCTGTTGGACAAGGCAGTGCGATGGGTGATCATCTTGATTGTGATTGTGTTTGATCCCTTGGCGTTGACTCTATTGTTAGCAGCTACTAAAAGTATTGAGTGGGAACGCAGTTCCAAGGCAAAAAGACCAGAACCCAGGTATGAACCTGACGATGGCCCACTCACTGATGATCAAATAAAACAAATTAAAGACACCGCCCAAGCTGATTTGCCAACCGGACCGGTCATAGCTAAACAATCGCTATTTGATCCAGAATTTCCTGAATTTTTTGACAAGGCAAGACAAACAGCACAGGCTATTGACACTGGCACATATGAACCGCCCCAAGAACAACCAGTCAAAAAACAATCAGTGCTGGCAGGTCTGGACAACATGTGGTCTCGTGCTAAAAATTTAGTAATCAAAGACAGCGAAGCAGAACATGCTCCGCTGAGTGCCGGTACACAGACCGAACAAGAAAGCAAAGATAAACAAGTTATTAGAGCATGGAAAGATCTCAATCCACACGATACAATAAAACATCAAGAACGCTTGCTCAATGCAGGAATCATTGACCAATTGCCGTGGCAAGCTCCGGAATTTCAAAATCAGTTTGCGCCAACAGCAGACAATGTGTCAATGGGTACAACAGGTGAAATGCGCGGATTTGGAACCAGTTTTCCTACTGAATCGGTCAAAGGCGACATGTTCCTGCGAGTAGATCAATTACCCAGTAGACTATACAAATTCAACGGTGTCACGTGGATTGAAGTAGACAAGTCTCTGAGTGATCAATATGCTTATAACGATCAATACATTGATCATCTTATTAACAAGATCGGTACAGGTGAATATGATCTGGACTTGTTGAGCGAAGCTGAACGGATCAGTATAGAAAATAGATTAAACAACACAAGATCAGCATGACCATAACTATTGACCATTGTAGTTTTTGCGACAAACATAAGGATCGGGTTGGCAAGCTGATTGTGAGTCACAAGGTAGCCATATGTAACGAGTGTGTGGATCTATGCAGCAATTTGTTGAATCATGGCAAGATTGTTGATCAATCAACTACCAGTGCCAAGGTGGCACCAGATCCACATGACATTAAAAATTACCTTGACCAATATTTGATCGGCCAGGATCAGGCCAAACGAGTGCTGAGTGTGGCCATCGCCAATCATTACAAAAGAATAAGTAAGACTGACAATCAGATTGACAAGTCTAATATATTAATAATTGGCCCAACCGGCACTGGCAAAACTTTGATGGCCCGCACAGTGGCCAAATATCTAGACGTACCGTTTGTGATTGCCGATGCCACATGTCTCACTGAAGCTGGATATGTGGGCGATGATGTAGAAAGCATGATTACCAGACTGTACACAGCCGCAGATGGCAATGTAGAACGTTGTCAACGTGGAATTGTATTTCTGGATGAAATTGACAAAATTGCTCGTCGCAGTGAAAGTAGTACAGTCAGCAGAGACGTGTCCGGGGAGGGCGTACAACAGGCCTTGCTCAAGCTGGTAGAAGGGACCAAATGTCGAATACCAGCAGCTGGTACCAAAAAAACAAACAGCACAGAAACAGTAGAAATAGACACCAGTAATATCTTGTTTATTGCTGCTGGTGCTTTTGTAGGCATGGATCGCATTATTCAAAATCGTGTACAGGGCACTGCCATGGGATTTGGTGCACACATTACATCTGACAACACAAGCAAAAATGAACCAGTGACCCCAGACGATTTGGTACGATTTGGTATGATTCCAGAATTTGTGGGACGTTTTAGTAATTGTGTAACTTTACAGGCTCTAACAAAATCACAGTTGATCAATATTCTTTCCAAAATAAAAGGCAATTTTGTTTCACAGTATAAGTGGCTGTTTGATCAGGACCAGGTGAGTTTGAATTTTGACGAAGAAAGTTTGGAGTTGATAGCAGAACGCACACTTAAAACCTCCACAGGTGCTAGAGGGTTACACAGTGAACTGGAAAGGGTATTGTTGCCGCACATGTTTGACTTGCACAGATATCGCAACAACAACATACTGCAGGTAACTATCAATAAAACCCAGGTAAATACACCCATGACACTGTTAGAAGAAAATTCATGAGAGAATACAAAAGAGGGGTTAAAGTCGTTGAAGGCAAAGTAGAACAGGCCCTACGAAAATTCAAGAAAAAAATCTCAGAATCCGGTCTGCTGGACGAACTTCGTGCTCGTGAAACTTATGAAAAACCCACCACCGAACGCAAACGTAAAAAAGGTGCTGCTGGTGCCAGATGGCGTAAAAAACTCCGAGACCAACAGTTGCCCAAGAAATTGTTCTAATTTCTTGTTCATTGCCAATTAATCTGTTATAAATAATACTGTGGATGCCGATGTGCGGGTCCACCTTATTACTTGCTTATTTAAAAGGAGAAAACACATGCAAATCTGCGACCATCTGACCTAGCGTCACTCATCCAACATTCAACTTTATCAACCACTTGCAAATAGTTGTTGACACCTGTCTCTATGTGTGTTACAATTTATTGTTGTGGTATTATACATTTATATTTAAAAGGAACAAGAATGAATTTGAAACCTATCAAGGATCGTATTGTAATTCGATTACTGGAAGCCGAAACTCAAACCAAATCTGGAATTTTTATTCCAGACGCAGCTGTAGAAAAACCCAGTCAGGGAGAAGTGTTGTCTGCTGGAACCGGGCGAGTCACCAAAGATGGCACGGTTGTGCCTATGGAAGTGAAAGCCGGAGATCGAGTATTGTTTGGCAAACACGCCGGACAAACAGTCAAGGTTAACGGAGAAGAACTTCACATTTTGCGTGAAGATGATGTAATGGCTATTGTAGAATAAGGAGAAATATATGACAGCAAAACAAGTGGTATTTGGCGATCAAGGTCGTAACAAATTAGTTGAGGGCGTCAATGTGCTAGCCGACGCAGTAAAAGTCACACTGGGACCCAAAGGTCGTAATGTTGTGATCGAGCGTAGTTTTGGTAGCCCACATGTAACCAAAGACGGTGTAACAGTGGCCAAAGAAATTGAACTTGAAGACAAGTTGGCCAACATGGGCGCACAGATGGTCAAAGAAGTTGCCAGTCGTACAGCCGACAATGCCGGTGATGGAACAACCACTGCCACAGTATTGGCACAGTCAATTGTAAAAGAAGGCATGAAGTATGTGGTTGCAGGACACAACCCAATGGATCTCAAGCGTGGTATTGATCAGGCTGTTACAGCCGCTGTGGCCGAACTTACTCGCATCTCCAAGCCATGTACAACTACCAAAGAAATTGCACAGGTAGGATCAATTTCAGCCAACTCGGATGCCAACATTGGCAACATCATTGCCCAAGCCATGGAGAAGGTTGGCAAAGAAGGCGTGATAACTGTGGAAGATGGCAAGGGTCTTGAAAACGAACTAGATGTGGTAGAAGGCATGCAGTTCGATCGTGGCTATCTCAGTCCATACTTTATCAACAATCCAGACAAGCAGGTGTCAGTCTTGGAAAATCCATTTATTCTGTTGGTAGATAAGAAGATTTCAAATATTCGCGACCTGTTACCGGTGCTGGAAGCTGTAAACAAGGCCGGCAAGCCCTTGTTGATTGTGGCCGAAGATGTAGAAAGCGAAGCCTTGGCTACCCTGGTTGTCAACAGCATGCGCGGCATCTTGAAGACCTGTGCTGTAAAGGCTCCAGGTTTTGGCGACCGTCGTAAAGCCATGCTGGAAGATATTGCTATCCTGACTGGTGGCCAGGTCATTGCTGATGAAACAGGACTGACACTTGAAAAAGCCTCAATTGATCACCTGGGTATGGCTGCTCGAGTTGAAGTCAACAAAGAAAATACCATCATCATTGACGGCGCAGGTGACAAGACTGCAATCGAAGCTCGCGTCAAGGCAATCCGCACACAGGTCAAAGAAGCCACCAGCGACTACGACAAGGAAAAATTGCAAGAGCGTGTGGCCAAACTGGCCGGCGGTGTTGCAGTAATCCGTGTGGGTGCTGCAACTGAAACCGAAATGAAAGAAAAGAAGGATCGCATTGATGATGCACTGCACGCAACTCGTGCCGCAGTGGAAGACGGCATTGTGGCCGGAGGCGGTGTTGCATTAATCCGTGCCAAACAGGCCATTGCAGGCCTACAAGGCGCCAATGCTGATCAAACAGCCGGTATCAACATTGTATTGCGCTCGTTAGAAGAGCCGGCTCGTTGCATTGCATTCAACGCAGGTGATCCTGCTGATGTGATTATCAATGAAATTGCCAGCAAGACCGGCAACTATGGTTATAATGCTGCCACTGGTACCTACGGTGACATGGTAGAACAGGGCGTCATTGATCCTACCAAGGTTACCAAAACTGCCTTGATCAATGCTGCCAGCATTGCCAGTTTGATCTTGACCACAGACTGTTCTGTAGCGCAGATTCCACAAAAAGAACAGGCATCTGGTAATCCAGGCATGGGCGGTATGGGCGGTATGGGCGGCATGATGTAAACAACAGATTCAACAGGATCTGTTATAAATAATACTGTGGATGCCGATGTTCGGGTCCACAGTATGTCACTTGCTTAACAAAGGAGAAAACAATGACAAAAATCACAGCTATGGACCTGCGTCCTTTCTATCGTAACTCAATTGGTGTTGACCGCTTGTTTGATCGTATTATTGATCAATTTGATCGTGCGTCCGATCCAGTTGGTACCACTGGCAACTACCCGCCCTACAATGTTATTAAAACTGGCGAACATACCTATCTGATCGAGGTAGCAGTTGCTGGATTTACACAAGGGGAAATTGAAGTAAATGTCAACGAAGGTAATTTAATCATTACCGGAGAAAAACAAACCACAGAATTGGCAGAAGGGTACACCTACGAACATCAAGGAATCAGTGCTCGTCGTTTCATACGCACATTTGCCTTGATGGACTACGTGGAGGTTGTTGGTGCCACTAATAAAGACGGTATTCTTACTGTCAGATTAGAACGCCATATTCCCGAAGCAATGAAGCCCAAAACTATTGCTATCACATACGAATCATAATATAATATAGTAAATACAGTGGGGAGAAATTCCCCACTTCACTAAAGGGACTAGAAATGTCACAAGCCGGCACAGTTACAAAAACACAGGTCAATCAAGGTCTCACTGAGCCACCCATGTTCAAAATCATTTATCTCAATGACAACGCTACTCCTATGGAGTTTGTGATAGAAACACTGGTAGATTCTTTTAACTACAGTGAGCAAACAGCCATACAGATTACCAAAGACATTCATGAATCTGGCAGCGCTGTGGTGGCTGTATTGCCCTACGAAATAGCCGAGCAAAAAGGCATCGAGATTACTGTACAGGCTCGCAGCAACAGTTATCCACTACAGATCAAACTAGAACCAGAAACCATTTAGATTTATATTTCTATGCGCTTTGGGTTATAGACCGATTGACACCATTCAGTGTTACCACGTCCGCGTGGATTAGATAGATATTGTATGCCACCTAGAAACTGATCCACTGGTCTGTGGTAGTGACCAAAACACCACATTTTAATTTTATTTTCAGTATCTGCATCGATGCATCTGGAGATCTCACTGTTGCCCATGCCATTGTATCGCCAGGTGTTGATTAAATCTGGGTCGTGTGCTATCAGCCAAGGTGCTGGCACAGTGTGGCTAACAATTACAATTGCAGACACTTCTTTGTGTGTTTGCAGTTTGCGTACACTGTTAATAAGATAAGCCGCATCGTTGTAGGCCACGCCGTTTAGACTGTTGGCATCACTGTAACTAATTCCAAAATGATCTTGTATGGACTGTATACTAGTTTCCACAGTAATAGACGGATCAAAATCATAAGTCCACCAACCATTGGTTCCCAAGATTGCAACTCCGTTTACAATGACAACATTGTCCTGTAGATAAACCACATTTGGAAGAGTTGCTATGTCTTTGTATAAATCTTTATAACTGGCTCCTAGATCATGAAAGTAGTCTTTATGCTCGTCGTTGCCATCAATATAGAATACGCCGCCGGGATAGCACTGTCCCAGGTGTTCCAGCGCACCAAGTAAACGTTCTCTATTTCGTGCCACATCACCGGCCACCACACAATAAGGACTAGTAGCCAGACCGTGCCAGTCAAATTGATCCCATGTTTCTACGTGTAGGTCGGAAATTAAATCAAAAGCAAATGTCATGATAACTATTTACAGAGGATAGCATATGAACATAATATTTAAAGAGAATTTGGAAGAAATAGCCAAAAAATACACTGTGTTGGACCTGGACACTTTTCAGTTGCCAGACGGGTCTGTGCATACTGCTTGTTGTGTGATTGAGCAGATACCCATTGCAGAACTTTCTGCCGTTGAGAGTCTCAAAGATCTACATGCCAATCTCATCATAAACTATGCCAAACAAGACTGGAATTATTGTGAACAAGCCCTAGAACACTTGATGGGCAAATGGGGAGGCGAAGTAGATTCTTTTTATGTGGAGCTAAAAACCCGCATTGAATCTTTTAAAAACATGCCTTTAGACCAAACTTGGACACCTGTAATATTAAAAAATTAAAATAGTATAAATACCCACATAATAACAAGACTCTAAAAAGGAGCTAAAGTGGGTGAATTTTTCAAGCTAGTTGCAGAACTAGGATTTCCAATAGCCGCTGCCATCGCAGCCGGATACTTCGTATTTCTAACATTAAAGTTTATTCTTGCTGGAGTAACATCTAGCGTAAAAGGCATGGCCGGAATCATTGGCGCACTGGACAAGCGTGTGGCCGCAATGAATCACGACGTCATGCGCATTGACACCAAAGTTAGCCATGCGTTAGGACTACAACCTGACCTGGATCGCATAGCTCGTGCCGAACAAAGCGACGCTAGGAGAGACTGATGAATACTCAAGAGCGTTGGAACTACATCAAAAACAACGAAGAAATCATACGTCAGTACATGGCCCAGCACGACGAAGAAGTCAAAACTCGTCAACTGGTAAAGTTTTTAGACAAACAACCACCCCGACCAGAGGCACCCGATGTTGTACTGTGATTACACCTGGGACCTAGAACCCAACAGGATTTTATTGGACCAAGAACTAAACATAGATCGGTTAGGCTGGCATAGCGGAGACTATTTTCAAGTTAAAAACGTCAATGGCCGTGCCATGTTGGTCAAAGTAGATCCGTTAGAAAAATTCTTAAAGGATGGAGAGAAACATGAATAAATGGACAGACTGGTACAACAGCTTGCCTGATCATACCAAACAACATCTAAGCACTCGGGCTGTATGGCACGATCGTGACGTTTTCAAGTTTGCCATGATAGCATTTGTAGCTGGTATTGTTGTGGGCGTAGTGGCATGCCTTTAGAAGTAACATATGCTTTCATTGGATTTATCCTGGGCAGCATGGCCTTGATCGTCAGCCTGTATGTTTGGCTAACCCTGGATGAAGCATTGAAGAATGGTCGAGATTGGCTCAAACTCAATCGGGAGTTGAAAGAAAAAATAGAACAGATAGAACGTGGCACCTTATCTTCACCTTGGAAAAAATAACATGGACATTGTAACACTTATCAACAAATATGGATTTCCCATAGTGGCCGCTGGTGGCATGGGATACCTGATTTTCTACGTGTGGAAATGGGCCACTACTGAAATCAAGCCGGTATTAAGCGAGGCCAATACTACCTTGATTGCCTTGATAGATCGTATCCGCATGTTGGACAACGACTTGATCCGACTCAATCAAAAAGTCAACGTGACCCTGCACCTGCGTGGACGTAGTATTGAAGCTGAGCGCATGGCTCAAGACGAAATCATCAACAAGTCGTAAAGCCAGCACTTAATAGTAGTATATTTCTAGTAAATACTACTAGGAGCTAGAATGAAAACAATAATAATAAGTGTTCTGGCCAGTGTTGTTGCCTCTACGGCCAACGCACAACTGGTGCACCAATTCAACTCGCCGTCTTT